GAAAAAGAAAAGCTGGAAGAAGAAAAAGCTCGACTAACTACTCTTGCTGCCAAAGGTGGTAAAGAAGGTAGCGCTGCTCAGAAACAATTAGACGCATATACAGACGTTGAGGCTAGAGAGAGTAAACGAAAAAAACCTGATAAACCTGATGAAGAAAAAACACCTTCATTGGGAGCAATTAATTCTTTTGTTAGAGATGCCGGTGCTCGTGCTGTAATTTTTGCTCATGGTCGAGGTAATAACAATATTTCTAAAATGACGCTGCCAGATGGAACTATTTCAGCAGAGTATAACGGTGATCCGACATCAGAAATTGCTAGGCAAGTTGAAGAAACTCGTCGCACTGCAGCACTAAGAGCGTTGTCTTTCTTCCCTGCCAATGACCGTAACGTTCAAGCTATTTTAAAATCATATGATCCTGTCACTCCTGCTGCGCCACAACCGCAACCTGTACCAACACCTAAGCCAGCACTTCCAGTAATATCTCCTAAACCTGTTGCTGGTAGCTCTCCAGTTGATCAAGAACGCGCTAAAGCTTTGAGTGCTATTAATGCAGGTGCTGATCAAGCAGCGGTAAAGAAACGGTTTAAAGAAACTACAGGACAGGACTTGTAAAATATGGCAGACTATTCCGATCTGATTCCTGCAACATCAGGCTATGATGATTTAATTCCTGCTAAGCCTGTTGCTGCCGCAATGACCGCAATGCCAGTCAACACACCAACGTCCAGAGCACCCCAAAAACCACCCGCTGCTGCCTCTGCTGAGCGACAGGCTGCTGAAGATGCACAGCCTAAATATAGCTATGAAGATCTGTACAAGAACGATGACTTGTACAACATCATCAAAGACTATTCTAAGGTGGCAATGAAGAAAGAGCCAGAACCAAACCAATCACGGCAAGAGTTTGTTAATGACTTCATGTCAAAGATGCGCGGCATTGAGTTTAATGCCATCTTAGATACAGTTCCTGAGTTGAATAAGATGCGTAATGCTAAGCCAGAAGATGCTGTAAAGATGGCACTGGCTCAAAAGGTTTACGAAAGAACAGCACCTGCTTATTCAGCAGAAGGTCAACCCGGCATACGTCCATATTTTGATGCCATTAAAGCCATTGCTACAGACCCCTCAAACTACATTGGTTTTGGTCTTGGTGCTGTAGGTAAGAAACTTGTGGTTGGTGCTGCTAAGAAAGAAGCATTGGCATTGGCTGCGGGTACTGCTACTGAAACTATAGCAAAATCTAAGCTGGCTCAACTGGCAACTAAAGCTGCGTTACCAACGGCTGGCAAAGGCATTGCTGCTGGCACCATTGCTGAAAGCAGTGTTGCTGTTGGTCAGAATGTAATGTCTCAAAAGCTTGGACAACAAACAGCACGGGCGCTGGGTGAAGAAGTTCCTGAACTGGACAACACGCAATTGGCAGTGGCTGCTTTGTTTGGTGCTGTTGGTGGCTTTGCAGAAGCTCGTGCAGTTATGAAAGCTAAGCCGGGTAAGACAGGTACTGAACAATTACAAGAATTAATTCAAGAAAAAAACATTGTTCCTAAAGATCCTCTTGCTCCAGCAACAAAGGTTGAGCGTACATTGCTTGATCCTGTCACTGAGAACATGGATACTATTGTTGATGAATTCAATAAAACTCAAGGCCAAAAGATATTGGATGAGATCTCTCCAATCACACCACTAGCAGAGGCAGGTATTCAACGTGATCTAAGCGCTCGCGCCATTAGGGTTGCAATGCATATCATTGATCAAGACCCTGCTTTCAGATTGAAACCAAATCAGAAAACTAGCTCTGCCATTAACGAAGTATTTGCAAACTTAGACACTGGTGGAATCAGTGATGCTTTGCTTGAACAAGCCATTCGTAAAGAAGGACTAACACCACAAGAGTTTGCACAAGCTAACAAGATGACGGTGACACAAGCTGCTCAGGTTATGCAGCAATACTCTGCTGCTTCTCGTTTGTTGGGCAAGCTAACACAGATTGACCCAGAAGCCAAGAAGCTTGTTGATAGTTTGTTTGCTAAGCCTGATGATATTCCTAATGCAATGGGTTGGGTTGGCAAAGCCATCTCTTCCGTTGAGCGTGAATCTAAAGCATGGATGGTTAGTGGTGTTGCTACCACTGTTCGTAACGTTATTGGTACCAGCATTGGTCTTACTTACAACTCCGCTGCTTCATTGGTTGAAGGAAGTTTGTACACAATTGGCAAAACAATAGGTAGCGCTTCTACAGGAATGCGTGTTGAAACGTTCAAGCGAGGCATGGGCGACACCATCAAAGACACATTCAATGTGTATGGGTTGCTATACAGGCAAGGATTGGCTGAAGCAGCCACTGACACCATGCTTAAATATAATCCAGCAATTAACAATGCTTTATTTAGCGCAACACAAGAAGGTTCCACTAAAGAAATATCTAAAGTTGGACAGTTGTTCAACACATTGAATGTGGTGCAAGACAGCTTCTTCCGTAAAGCAATCTTCACAGCTTCAGTAGACAAACACATGCGCCGTGCTGGTCTTGATATGTATCAGACCATTGGTGAAGGTAAGGTTATCCCTGCTGATATTTTAAAGAAATCTACTGATGAAGCACTGAAGGCTACGTTCTCGTATATGCCTAAGCAAACCAGAGAATCTGGCTTTGAAGCTGGTGCAGAAAGCGCAGCTAACTTAATTGTCAAAGGAATGGAATATCCCGGCCTAAGTTTGGTTGCTCCGTTTGCTCGTTTCATGTCTAATGCCATTGCTTTCCAATACCGCTATAGCGTGTTTGGCGCAACCTCTGGTGCATCTGACATACTGCAAGGTGGGTTGTTGAAGAGTGCTGGTAAAGAAGGCGGTGACTACCTTGTTCGTCAAGGCACTGAGAACTTGTCTAAAGGTATTGTTGGCACTGCTGTATTGGCATATGCCTATGACTATCGGCTAAACAATCAAGACAGTGAATGGTTTAACTACAAGCAAGACGATGGCACCACTACCGATCTACGTGCATTGTTTCCAGCAGGGCCAGTGTTGGCTGTTGCTGACTTCATGGCTAAGCGTAAACTTGGTTTGGAACCAAAGACTGCTCAACTAACTGAAGCCATCATTGGTATGAAGATGCCAGCCGGTACGCAGAACGTGTTGCTTGATCAAGTGTTTGCTGCATTCTCTTCTGAGAAAGATGCTGACAAAATTGATGTGATGATTGGTAAAGTTCTTGGTGACTTCACTACTCGTTTTACTCAACCATTTCTTGTTAAGAATGCTTACGACTTCTTAGATCTGTTCCGTGAAGAAGGTAGCATTCAGCGTGATCCCAATGTAATTGTTAGTGATGACAAAATCACTGAAGCAGCAATGAACCGTATTCAGAAGCGCATCCCAATTGCTAAAGAAGACTTACCCGCATATCAACCATACACCCGCGAAGGCCCTGTATATCAAGAAGGTGAGTTCTTTGCCAATCTTATTGGTGTTAGACAGGTGCCAGAGAAGAGTGTACAAGAACGTGAGATTGTTCGCTTAGGTATTGAGCCATACAAACTATATGGTGGCGCAACTGGCGACAAAGAATATGACCGTAAGTTTGTTGAACTAGCAAACCCTATGGTTACTAAGTTCATAGATAGGGCTATGGCTAGTGAACGTTATAAAGCATTGTCTCTTCCTGAGCAAAAGATTGCACTGGCTAATACTGTTAAGGGTGCCACTGAAGTTGCTCGGGCAAATACAGAAGCAGAATTTAGTATTAATGATATTAATAAAATCTATAAGATGAAGTTTGATAAGCTTCCTGCAGATAAGCGAGGCATTATCAATGATCGTTATGCTAAAGATAACGAAGGAAAATCATTAGAAGAAGCTAAAGACTACAAGGCTGTTTACAAGTATGAAGCAATGCTTGGTAATCTACAGTTTAACGTTGGTGGTTTTGTTGCTAAAGGATTGACGAAGCTGGCTAAGGGTGTTCCAGACATTGCTAAAACTGCGGCAACTAAAGCAACAAAGACATTGGACAATACAGAAATTGATCAGTTAGTAAACAAAGCCATTGACGATGCTATTGGTGCAAAGGCCAGCCCTGTTGTTGATCAAATGGCAAAGGTGTTGACAAAGAAGCCAGTAATGCCTAAGAAGCCCGTAGAGCCTCCATCACTGGAAGCAGCTACCCCTGTACCAGCACCAGCAACAAAGGCCCCTGAAGACCCGTTAGAACAGGTTGGTGAGGTATTGACACCGCCACCACCTAAGAAGGATGGGCTTGACGCGCTGTTTTCGTTGTATAACGAACTCTATCCAAGCAAGCCTGTTACCACAACGGCTCGACCCTTCACTGAAGAAGCCTATACAAAAGGCAAGGCTGACTTGATTGACACCTTTGGTGCTAAAGAAGTTGAGAAAATGATCAAGAATGATCCAAAAGATTATGCAAACATGTTGCACATCTATGCTGGTGATACGCTTGGATTGAAGAAGGGTAAGGGATTGCCACCGCTGCCTTATGAAGTTGCTGACACTGCCATTGTTAAATACGATGACATGGGCAACCCTATTCCTATTGGACAGATTGAAAAGAAAACGGCAGGTAATGTTGTCCCGGAACAAGAAGTGCAATACAGCGGTGAATACTTAACTGGTGATTTTGATAATAAAACTTTGAAGAATAAAGCAACTCGGGAAAGACAAAACATATTATCTGAAATTAAAGATGCTCGTAAAAGGTCTTTCAACGATCTTAAAAAGAATAAGATGATGGAGGCTATTGATGGTGATGTTGTTGCTGTGGCTCAAGGAGATTTCAGGTTTAAACTAAAACGTGAAGCTGACCCAAACAATGATAAAGATGTTGCTGCGTTTGCAGACATAGCTAATTCTTTGCAGAAGAAGTATGACACTCTTAAAGAGAGGTACAAAGACAAACCACCTATTAAACTTTTCCACGGCAACTATGATGTTGAAGATATTAAAACTACAGGCTTCACCGATCCTCAAAAGTTTTATACTACTGGTCATTCAGAGTTGAGAATTGGCGGCCCGTCCTTTACTAAAGACACTGGACTTGGCGTACAAGGTAAACGTTTTGGAGGTGAAAATCCAGAAAATTATCTCTACACAGAAATGCCGTATGCTGATTATATGTTTAAACGAATAAACATGCCATTGACTGAATATAACTCGAGAGACATGAACCTTATTGCTAGAACAATAACAGGTTCTCTTGACACTGTTCGCCCTTTGTCACTACCTCGTGCTGGTTTCAGTGAAACAGAAGATGTGATTGTTGAAGCAGAAAAGCTTGTAACACAGGGCAAAGGTAAGATGCGTCTTAAACCCGCCACTGAAGAGTTGACTAAACCAATTCGTGAAGGTGGTAAGGGTAGGTTGCAGACAACTCTTGATCGCAGAGAAAAGTTTACAAATGATAGAGAGTTGTTGCGCGACTACATGACTCTAGTCAATGACGATACATCATCATTAAGAGATCGTAGAAAAACAGCATATCTAACTTATGATTTAATTAAAACAATATCCAATGATTTGTTAGGTGCTGCTGAATCTGTGTCAGTTGGCAAAGGTCTTGGTCACACGTATCAAACTGATATGACTCGTTTCGCTAATCAAATATCATCAACCAATAAAATTGAATCAGTTATCAAAGTTCTTGATGATATGGGTGCTGTTCAAAAGGCGTCAACGTTAAGAAAAGTCAAGGATGAACTTGTTGGTTTGGCTAACATATCTGATAATAGTCCTGACAAGAATACAATCAAAGCTCTTAATCAAACCAGAGAAGCTGCACGTAAACTAGCTAAGGGTGGCTTTGTAAGCAGACGATAGAGAAAGCCCCTTGCGGGGCTTCTTTGTTTAATCTTCTAGTTCTTCTAACGCTAGATCTAGGAATAATTTCTGTTTCTTTTTAGCAGCAATATTTTCCAGTTCTTGTTTCTTTGATTGTTCAATCCATACATCTTTATTCTTTAATATAAACTGCTCCATTTCAAAGAGTTCCTTTATTAGCAAATTAAGCTTTGCAAGTTTAATACCTAACTCTTTAGCGGTATGTGCTGTAAAGTCTAGGTTTACTTGACGATTGCAATCACTAATCTTCACATTACTATATATTGAATAGTGACCAACATCTACATCACATTCAATAGCAGCGAGTCCTTGTTTCTTATTCAGAAAATTACGGCTGTTATATTTAACTTCTTTCATAATTATCTCCGTTGTTGTAGACGATTAATATTGTCAAAGTAGGCAGCATCAAATCCACGCTGCCATTCTTGTCCTTGAACTGTTTCACCATCATATTGATTAGTTAGCCAGCCTTTGCTAAATGCAAAATAACCTTGGTTAAATTGAATCTTCAAAGGCGCACGGCGCTCAATGAGTTTTACATTGGTATCTAGTCCCATGTCACACTCCTTTACCGAACATTTCTTCACGAAGCAGATAGCCCTCAAGAGGCCATAGCTTTTCAATAGCATCACCATAGCTGTATTGTTCACCAACAGCTTTGTTGAACATTGATGGGTCAGCACAGGCACTGGTGCCAAGTACAACATAACCATTCTTCATTGTCATGACACAAAGGGTGGTGGTTGTTTCTGGCAGCACAGCATATGAAACATGTTTAATCTTGTCTTGTATATCTGACAAGGTAACTCTGGTTCGCCGTATTTCTAGGTTTGGATGGTTCATAATTTAAGTTGAGAAATTTTTAAGTTGTAACAGTCAGACTTTACCACATAGTTGTTAGCAGGGTCAATAGTTCCTTTCTTCATAAATACAGCATCTTCTAAATAAGCCTTCTTATCGTACATGCCCAAGTACCATCCAACTGTAAAGTCATTCTTTACACGAACAAAGCAATAGGCATCACAGGCTTGTTTAGTGTTTAAATCGGCAACACTACATTCGTAATATGGCAACGGAACAGCACTGGTTTGCTTTGTCTTCACATCAATTTTAATTCCGTTATCTAAAACAAGATCGTAATCAAATGTGTTGATCAGTTCACCACCAATCACTTGTTGTGCGATAGCTTCACCAATGAAACCAGCAATGTTGCCAGCCCCACTGGTGATGCTATTGTACAGCTTGCCCATTGCTGCCGCTTTGTCTCTGGCTTCAACGAGCATGTCTGCTGTAATCGCTACTTCAATCATTATACTTTACCATTTGGCTACATAAAAGCCACGGGATTATTAGCAGTGTCCACCACCCTCCTAGAAAAGTAATGCTATACACCACCACTACATCCGCTACAGATAAGCTAGGTTCAAGTAAACGTTTAATCATTTGTTGTACATTATAAAGGTTTAAACACCGCAACTACCACCCTTGCCAGAGATGTCACAAATGTCTAGCTCTTCATAGACAACATCTTTGTGCTTCAGCGCTTCCTCATACGGCACTGCCGTAAGGGGTTGACCACCACGACTACCGTCAGGATAGCAAGTGAATCCACGCAGTCGAGGCGCATACTTAGCCAATGTATTAGCAAAGGTTTTTACCTCGTTCTCATTGTTGTGCTTAGTTCCCCACGATGGTAGATTGATAGTTGACGAAATAGACATGTCAACATAGTCTTGAATGTCTGCTTGAAACTTAATGCGCTGTTCATAGTTTTCACTAAGATCTAGGGCGCTCTCAATAGCATCTGGCTTAACACCATATTGTTGAATGAGCAAGTTGGCTGTACCATCTACAACATATTGATACTTCCATTTCGTTCCTTCAGTAAGGAAGCGGCGCTTGTAAGCAACAGCAAACAATGGCTCTATACCAGTAGTAGTACCGGCTAATATACCAATGCTTCCAGTGGGAGCAATTGCACGATAGGCAACAGGACGACTGATAAAGAAACGATCACAATGCTCATCAGCAGCACGTTTGCTTTCGTCACGATATACCGACAACCACTTGTGCAACTCTGGAGAAACTTCATACTTATATCCCTTCTTCAGCAACCATTCGTGAATTCCCATTAAACCAAGACCAAGGCGACGATTCTTCTCACGAACCTTGTACACCTTATCATAAGGCAAGTCAGCCCGTAGCGTACCACACACCAAGAATTTAGAACCAAGCTCCACCACTTGTTTAAACTCTTCAAGGTTGATGATGCGTCCCATGTTAATGCTACCTAGATTACATACATCACTATCATCTTCTGACGTAACTTCTGTACAAGCATTACGCAAGGTTTCATTTTGCTTAGCACCAAAGTTAAAACTGAATCCGGGTTCAGCAGTCTCCATTGCTTGACGAACGTTCTGCAAGAACACAGCATTGTTCTCAAGACCACCAACCATAGAAGCATCGTCGTAATTGACGCTGATGTTTGTCATGTCCAATGGTGCAGAAGCGTTAAAGTCTTTAATCTTCATAGCTTTAATGTCTTCATTCCAGTTCTTGATGTACAGAAACTTCTGAATGTCTTCATGTTGCCAATTCAAGCTGGCATAAATAGCAGAGCGGCGACTACCGCCTTGCATTACGTTGCGACCAATTTCATTGATGGCAGACATGAGAGGGATAGGCCCTGATGCAGTGCCGCCAGTACGCGACAGAGCCTTGCCAGCGGGGCGTAGACGCGAGTAGTCAATGCCAATGCCACCACCAGTCATCAAGCATGACATTGCTCGCCATGTGACGTTGCTCCACTCTTCACGGGTGTCTTCTTCAGCACGTAGCAAGAAACAATTGTTGTAAGCCTTGAAGGGACGACCTGCGTAGTACAGATAGCGACCACCGGGGATAAACTTCATGTCTTTAATCATCTGTGTTAGCTGCTTACGATCTTCATTGGACATGAGGATTGGCATCGTTCCATTACGACTGCCGCATACATCTTCTACCAAACGCTCTGACAATTTTGCCCATGTGTCACCGGGGCCTTGAGCATATTTAAAACGAAACACATTCTCTGCAAAGCTATTACGAAACTCACTCATTATATTTTCCTTAGTTGATTAAAAAAGGAGCGCAAAGGCTCCTTCAGGGAGGGTAGTTATACCTGTGTTTCTAACGATTGTCGCCAGAGCCGCCGATAACCTCACGTTCTTTACGACTATGTAGCTTTTCAAGATTGTATGTACAGATTTCCGACAAAGTAAGATCAAAGTCAGAAGCTACAGCAGCCACCATCCACATCACATCACCAAGTTCTTTCTTAATATCTTGCTGTAAAACAAAATGATTACCACCATCCCTGATGTGCTTAGCCACTTTGCCCAACACCTCACCAGCTTCTGCTGCAAGATTGAGTAGGGCATAAGCTTCATCGGCTGACTCTGTACGAAACTCCATTGCTCGTTGTTGATAGTTGTCCATTAGAATAAATCTTTCCGTAGTTCTTTAACTTTTGCTGTTGTATAGTGGCTTAATGTTTTAAAATTAATTGTCGGGTTCTTAAAGTCCTTTACCATTGTCCAAGCATCTTCACGAATCAAATCGTAAAACACTGTATTAATAAGTTGAGGAATGTTCTTACTAGACCATCCTCCCGTATCATTAATAATCTTTGCAACCACCTTATCAACTAAGGATGATGTAACAAACTTATTAACAATTTTCTCTTCAACGATTTCACAACCGATAAGAGGTGCTCCCATTTCTTTATGATGACCATCTTTGAATTCGTTAGTTACTATCTTAGCCCACGTAACTCGACCATACCTGTTTGCGTAGTCATAGTTCTTGATGACAATTCCTTCACCAACACCCTCGCCATCCTTAATTAAGAACGTGTTCTTTTCAAGGCATTTCGTAAACACATCAATGTCACCATTCTTGACGATGGCAATTGGGGCTAGGTAGTTAAGACTATACGCTTTAAGTTTTTCTTCATACCTATCGAAAGGAATGAACCTTTGCGTAATGGTATTGAACACATCAAACACGTAGAACTTTCGCCAAGCAGTGTCAACATAAGTCTTCAACGTGTGTGGCACAAGCCACTCGCCATACAAAATATGATAGGGATGTTCAAGCAAGTAAGCACCAACTTGTTTATCTGTCAGCATAGCAGCATAGAAGCCAGCATTATCAGCCTCAAGCGATAGCTCCCTGTTGCGACTACCTGCCTTGATCGAATAGTCTTCTGCTGCCCATACACTGGCATTGGTGCCGTCAAGCTTAGGGAACACATAAGTAGTTCCAACTTCAATGGATTCCACTTCAGTGTTACCAAACTTCTCAAGGTGTGGATATTTTAGAAAGCTCATAAGTTATTTCTTTCTACCTACAAGGGTGGCTGCAATAAAGAAAGTAAATATAGCAACTGAGGGAATATAGATTGGCATCAAAACAAACCACCAACTCCAATCAATAATTAAAGTTAATTTAAGTGCAATAAATAATATTGCAAGCAATCCTAAAAATGTCATTTCTTTTTCTTCATTAATTTTTCTTCTGCCGTCTTTTCTTTATGGCAGGGCTTACACAAAATCTGTAGGTTTTCTAATTCGCAAAAAAGATTGTCTATGTAAACATCCCAACTTATAAATCCTTTGACGGGATCTACAACAGGGATGATATGATCGACCTGTACATCTGTAGCTACAAAATGTTTGTTACAACCAACACATTTATAATGCATTGCAAGCTTTCCAGTTTTACTGTTGGCCTTGCGACCAACAAAAGATTCTTTCATTGCTTTAAACTTTACAGGCCATCTACGTGAAGCGGCCCGTAGTGCTGATGTAACAAAACTTCTGAATCTAGCTTCTGTCCATTCTCCACTATTTCTCATTCTCAAGATTGTCAGTTAGATGAGATAAGTTTATTTGGTTCTCAGCCGTATAGAATAACTCATTTACAATATCCATAGCTTCTTTACGGGTATACGCAATAAGTTCTTCTTCATATTCTTCATCTGAACAAACAATAATATAACCATTGCTGGCTTGTCTGATGGTTACTTCAATATCGCTCATTGTTTCCTTCAATGGTTAGATCTTCATATTCAATGTTACGAACATCAAATTCATCAAGAGCACTGGTAATGTGAGCACAAATAGAATTGAGAAATTCTTCTTTACTTTCGTATTCTCCCTCAACTTCAAGATCGTCAAACTCCGCAGTAAACGCTACTGTCACTGTAATCATTTCGTTCCATCCTTATCAAAAGCAAGTAAAAATAACATGCAACACATGGCGTGTGCGAGGTGGCTCATACCAGTTTCACTATCGTTCTTTTCACCAGCAGCATAGGCGGTAAAGTGACGAAAACCTGCATCAATATAGCGCTGCCTAGCGTTAGGAACCTTCTTCCAGTTATCAGGAGAATACTTCTTTGCGCCATATGTAAGCACATCAACAACTTCAGTCAACGCGCCCCACTGCATCAAGCTCCATTGAGGCTTATCGTTGTCATACTTAACTCCAATAGTGTCACTATCATCAATAGATTTTACATATTTTTTAAGTTGAGTATCATCCACCCAAAAGTCAGTAAAGTCACTTTTCACTGCACACCTCCTATTGTTGGTGTATTTTCATTTAAAAAATACTCTTCATCAAATAAACTTAGCTGAATCGGAGCACTGGAGGTATATTCAATATCACCAAAAGATTCTTTGCAATGGTTATAAGCTTTTTCTGCAAGATCTTCATCTGTCTCAAGTAGTTTAGCACAAGACGCAGTAAGCATTGCTGATGAAACAAGTGTTCCAATCTCATCTTCAGATAGTGTAAGAGGGCCAATTCCACTAATGAAAATATTATAATTACCATTCCAATTGTTATCATCAGAAATATTTGGACGAAAAATAATTATTACATCGTTTGGTTTAAATTCAAGCTCAGTCATTTTTATTCCTTAATGTAGGTGGTATCCATAATTCATTATCAAATCTTCTAAGCCAAAGCAGCCTAGCATTTTCAAGTACCCTGTCAGCATTACCTTCATAAGCATCTAAGCAAACCTGCCACATTTCAATCTCATCATTGTTGGTTTCGCTAAGCATTTTAGCAGCCCTTGCTGGCCCAATGTTCATGAGTCCTTTGATGTTATCAGCATCGTCGCCTGAAAGTATTTGCTTATAAAATGATAGCAGTCCTTCTTCTTTAGTAACGTAGTATCCAACGTTCTTAACAAAGTTGTAGTGCCATCCGGGTATCTGATCAAAGTCTTTATCAACACTAACCATGATGCAATTGCCTTCACCGAGAGTTGTTGCCTCAGTAGCAATAGCATCGTCAGCTTCAATGCCGTCAACATTGATAGCGTTCCATTCCTTCAATAACCATTCACGCATAGCTTGATGATGTTCTGGTTTGGGCGCTGTTCTGTTTCCTTTGTACGGGGCAGTCACTGCAATTTGTTCACGGAAGTTTCCTTTGCCGGTGATGTAGAGTTTCCAATCATCAACAAAGCATTCTTCATACGTGCGATCTACTTTAAGTGCAAGGATGTCAACGATGTAACTACTAAGTCTGAGCCTAGCAATCCTAACGTCTTCATCCTTGCAAGCAAAAGCAATCCTGTAAGCCAGTATGTCGGCGTCCAGTAAAGCAATCATTAGTCAGTGATGCTCAAAGAGCTTCATCTTCGTTAATGTTACCACCAGAACCAACGTACTCAATCAAGTCGGTGATGACTAGCTTAACAAGAGTGGGGCTGATGCCTTTCTTGTTCTTGTAAGTCCAAGGATAGAAGCCAACAATTGCACGAGCCTTACTCTCATTGCCAATCTCTTCTGTAATTTCATCACCTTCAGTATCAAAAGCCTTGATGGGCTTCTCAGACTTGCAAGTGATGTACATGCCTTTCTCTGGACTCTTATCATTAGACTGAACGCTAATGCCCATTTCTTCCAAGGCAGCAACAGCACCCTCTGACAAGTTGCACAGATCAACGGTATACTTACCCGCCATCTCATTCAACTTATTGTTAAAGCACCAATACACGGTAGCCTTAATCTTCACACGCTTTTTATCTTCACTCATATAAACTTCCTTTTGAAAACGGTGGCGCTAACGAGGCCACCTATGCCGCTCTGTTAAACACACAGAGAATGTACATTATACATAGCCTTCATCAACTTTAGTAACTGGTTCTTCGTATCCAATCAAAAGTTTCTTAGCTGCATCAACATAGTAGTTGTAGTCAATGTCGTTGTTGAAGTCGTTGATGTCATTACAAACCTTCATTGCCCAACCGCTTTCAACACTAAGCCTACGATCAGGATCACCAGTATACACGGGAGGCATAACCTTAATCAGTTGTCCACCATCTTTACAGGCATAGTAACGACAAATGTTTTGTTGCTGTATCTCAGTACCATCATCAAACACTTGTACCAGCTTGCTGCTACGTGGCACCTTAGTGCGTAGCATAAAGTCGTACTTGTCTTCATGGTTGCTAATGAATTCGTACAGGTCAGCATCATACAGGATAGCCGCTTCCGCAGCCATTGCAATGATGCGGCCCCCTTGGTCTTGATGCCAGCCTAACCCTTCATATTGGTACGCTCCCTTGCGTTTAACCTTGCCATCTGTGTACACGGCAATGTAGTTGTTAACGTCACGTATAACCATCTTTGCATACTCAGCAAACTCAAGCTGAAGATTCACCTGCTCTTGCCAATCTTTGCAGATCTTGTTGTACTGAGGGCGACTACCGCGAGGCAGCAGCACTGTGACACCATCGGTATTAACCTGAACAATCTTCAGTCCTTTGATGGCAAGAAGCTTATCAGCTAACAAGCACAACAGCAACTGTCCATTGATGGTGATGGTCATCGTGTACTTAGGGTCATAGAAGGGGCTGTACTTGTTATTGCTATCACCATAGACACCATTCAAGGCCAGCTTCAACATGGCATTCTCTGCCGTGTTCTTTGCATAGCTCTTACGTTGCTCATAAACATCTTTGTAAATGACACAGAATTCCTGTGACAGATGTTCAGGATAGACGTTGTTGCTAATGGCAATGTTTGGATACATGGAAGCAACGTCAGCATCAACAATGGTGTAGTCAAAGTCTTCTTCAACAATTGATGGTGGCACACTGCCATGAATACCTCCAGTGCCAAAGTCAAAACGAAAGCCATCAACAACAACGTTTAAGGTGGTTGCTTCTTTCCAATGACCCCAATAGCTGTATTGACTTTCGCCTTTCTTCTTAGCCTTCAGTTCTTTTGTCTGAACCCAACCAAGCGGATGTTCAAGATTAAAATCAACAATCTCTTCCATCGTTGGCTCTTCTTTAAACTTCTTACGCTTCTCAATTGTCTCAGCGTATGCAGATACAGACCCAAGCAAATGCTCCTCAATGTCTGAAAAAACACCTTTAGTTTCTGTGATGTTTTGCTGCTTGAACCATTCAACCACAGCTAAGAACTCAGGACGTTTGAAGTCGTAGTAATCAAACAAGCATTCTTCAATAGCAATGCTAGGACGCTTTGTTTGGTTGATGCTGCGAGAACCATCCTTATTCTTCTTATAGCAACTTTCAGGCATAGCTTTCTCAAGCTGCATGATGAAATAGTCTTTACCAATTTTGGTGTCGTTATGGTTGATGAAGCTACGCTTATATTTCTTTGTCAGTTCTTCCCTGAAAGTAATCAAAGGAATAGATAACAAATAGAAACGCAAGGTGTTGTCAACATCGTGCATGTTGTATGTGATTAGCACATCCATCTGATCTTCTGTTAGCACTGTTCCGGGCGGGTATGGAAGATCACAGATGTTGTCAGCCTTCATATTAAACTCAAGCATCTTCAATGATGTGGATCTAGCTACATTATCAAAGTGATAGATTTTAAATAGGTCAACCTGTTCAACCATATCCTTGCCGTTAGAGCGCCTAAACTCACGCTTCTGATCAGCAAAGATTGCTTGTGCTAGGCGATAGGCTTTGTCAGCAACAGCTTTGCCTGACACTGTGACAGCCTTAACCCTAACTTCAAGCAAGCCTTTGATAACTTCCCAATCAAAACCAACATTGTTAAAGCCAACTAAGCGATCACCATTGTCATGCAAGCAATCAAGAAAAGCAAACATTTTGTCTGCTTCATTCTTGCGCGTGGACATTTCAAACACCTGACGTTCACTACCATCAGACTTGATGGCAGCAAAGGTGAAGATGTTTGGATATGTTTCCAAATCGTAAATGTAGTCGCTCATGTATTTCAAGCAGCAACTGCAAACACTTCTTGTTGAGCAGCAGGTTGAACAAAATCTGTGCTTGATTCGTCAGGTAGTGGCTTGTACAAAGTGTTATAGGTTTCAAAACTTCCATCATCGTTCAGTACAAATACAGCGCTTGTGTTGACAATACCAATAGGAAGATTATAGTGATTGAGAGCATACAGCTTTGCCTGTATCCAATTTTCATTTCTAATGATGAAGTCTATATCACCAATAAAAAACACAACAGGTTTTTGTTTACCATCATGTTTCTTTTTGCTTTCAAGTAAAAGAGATTTCACTGGTTCTTCGTGAGTCTTCTTTTCAATCTTCTCTTGCCAAAATCTAATATAAGACATTTAAGTTTCCTTTCAAAGTGCGTCAGAAATATCATCAGTCGGTGTCATACGACCAGTGATCTTGTTGTAAAGTAAGCAACCGGCAGGGCCAGTGGTGCCACTATAGCGGTTCTTTAAAACCCTACACTGAGTAGTGTTTCTCACAATAGGATCGTCATGTTGTCCATTGCGTTCAAGGCCAATCACCATGTCGCTAAGCTGTGCAATGGATGCACTACCGCGCAACTGTGCAAGGCTGGTGGCAGCACCCTCTTCATGACCCTTGTCACTCGGGCGCTTCAGATGGCTGACGATGATGAGGGCAATGTTTGTTTCTTGTACAAGCATACGCAGCTTAGTCATAATTTCGTCAATGGCTTTACGCTCGTCACTGTTCTCCTGTGCAGATACAATGATGCTCAAGTGATCAAGGAAAATGTAATTGCAACCAAGACCTTTAGCCAAGTAGCGTACACGGTTGACAATGTTCTCGACACTTGTGCTTCCAAAGTGATCAAACAAGAATACCCGTCCACTACCAAGAGTGGCATCAAAAGCACGGCGGCGTTGTTGATCAGATACAAGCGTCAGAGTAGGTAAATGCAAAGGCATATCTACAGCTAAGCTCATCAAAGACAAAGCCGTCTTCTTAACACTTTCCTCAAGAAACATTAAGCCAACGTTATCAGAAGTGTTTTGTAGGATGTGCCAAGCAATTTCGCGTAACACTTGGCTCTTGCCTAATCCGCTACCAGCAGTGACGGTGACAAGCTCACCAAACCTAATACCATAAGTAAGATCGTTCAATGCCTTCCAAGGATATGTGCAGTCTGCTGGTGCCATCGGCTTAGACACCTCATCCCACAGCGTAGAACCGCTCACAATGCCATCAGGAATGAAACCCTCACTAGCCCACCAACGACTGACAAACGCTGTTGTTTTGCCATCAGCAAGCCAGTCGCATGCATCTTTGTATTCTGGTAAAGGTTTGAATACTTTGACCTTACTACCAAACAACTCAGCCACTTCCTTTGACGCCTTCATCCCCGGCTCATCACCATCAAAGCAGATGATAATGTTTTCAAAGCTATTCAAATATTCGTAGGAGTCTTTGCAATTCTTTAAAGCAGCAGCAGCACCATTACGAATAGATACAGCAGGATATTTAGAACCAGTAAGTTGATACACAGCCAAGGCATCAAACTCTCCTTCAGTAACAGTGACATACTTACCTCCAGACGGGAATATATTTTGACCAAATAATGTACCGGCAGAAAAGTTTCCAACGGTTGAAAATGTTTTCTCTTTAACGCTTCTAACCTTAGCACCACAAAGACTGCTATCTTTATCATAGTAAGGAAAGTAGTAGTTGCCATCGTTACGAACAACACCAAACCTTTCCATAGTTTCTTTGGTTAACTTACGTTCAGCTACAGATACGCTGATACCTTTATTGTAATTGTCTAAGAAGCTAGACATGTCTTTGACGACAACGGTTTCGGTGGGCATAGATTTATCAGTGTAGGTTGATTGTTCTGACGGTGTGAATTCTGCACAAGCAAAACAATAGGTTGAATAGTCATCGTTGATGGACAAGCCATCACTGCTTCCACAATCAGGGCAAGCTTTGTGGATGGATATAAATGTCATTGTTGTTGCAATACCTGTAATAACATATTTATACTTTGCATAACAAGTAGTTGTTCGTTAACACCCAATTTTCCCAAGGCTTTGTTGGTGTAGGCCACTTCTTTCTAATTGCTTCGTAATATTTTTCTACATCACTCATTATTTTCTTTCAAATAATTTATTAGCAATGATTCTTTCTTCACTGCGTATTGATAAACCTCTAATTGTTCCGGGGCTAAGTCCTTTCTTGCGCTTGTCATCATTAGCTTTGATCATAACATTACTCTTTTTATTATTAGTAGTGAAGGCGGGATCTGTGGAGAACATGCTAGGTTCTCGTTCTGTGTACCAAAGAAATGCAGACACTACTTTGCTCATGGAAAGAAAGCTTTCATTGTTGTTGGTGCCACATCACGCAATACAGATAACACCTGTGTGGCAAGGAGGCGGTGTTCTTTTTGTGTGCTTGCATGCAATCGCGCCTTCAAATAAAAGATCCAACTACGCATGGTGCCACTCATATACAAGCGAGAAGTGGTGAGTCCCTCTGGCAGCACAGCCCTTGCTTGCTCTTTAGCAATGCCATTCTTGATTGACCAATTATATGCATAGCTGGCAATGTCTATGACAGTTTGTTGTATCTCTTCCCATTCATAATTTAAAGCAGGGTTGTCGCTGACAACAGAAGCTTGTCGATTCTTTGTGTCTTGCAAGCGACATTCACGCAACGGTGCAGCATCAAGCAGATCGGTGGTGGCATAGCGTTGTGAAAACTCTTGGAAGTAGAACGACTTATGCCGCAATATTTGACGCCCAATGTCGCGGGTTGTATTAATTTCAAGACAAACATTAGCCATGTCAAATGGACTAACATGTCCTTCTTCCATGCAATAATAAAGTAGTCGAGGATTTTCACTGGCCTGATTAGATGGATTACTAACCCGTGCCATAAACATAATTTGTTTATCAATGTCTGGTGTTGCCCATTGTATTTTTACATTTGTCATCAGTTGATCTTCTTTCATCTTTCGTTTACTATTAAAACCAGTCACACAATGCCTCGCATAGTTTGAGCAAGGGTGCTGCTAACAAGAGTTGCTTTCATGTACGGCGTAAGGCTTTGGGGCGTAGCATGACCAGACAGTGCCATGATGTTGGGCAATGGTACACCAGCCTCCACCAGTTCCGTGATGGCAGTGCGGCGCAAGTCCATTAGCTTCAATTCTTTTGGTAAGTTCGCTTCACGCATAATTGTTTTGCCAACTCTTCCAAGGTTTATTAAAGTGTATGGTAACAGACCACCCTTACGATCTTCTTGCGCTGATGGTGCAATGTATCGCTGCCAACCATAGTCTTTGTATTGCTGCCTAAGCATGCTTTGCAAATCCTCGGATGTTGGCAAAGACACCCTCGCCCTACGCTTGCTTTGCGTCAATGTTAACACACCAGTGTCAAGATTGTACATGTCCCATGTCAATGTTCGCATGTCACCTAAGCGCTGCCCCCATTCGTGTGCCATGTATACGATGAGGCCAACACTACGTTTATTAAATGTTGCAAACGACACATCCATAAATGCTTTTAAATCGTCTTTGCTCCACACAACACGGCGAGGTTTGTCTTGCATGCGTAGTATTTTGCCAAAGGGATTGAACGTGATGTAGCCTAGCCTGATTGCAAAGTTAAATACAAGTTTGTACACAGACACGCAATGGTTTGCTAACGACACACTGCTTGCAGCATACTCGTTGTACAACCGCTGACACATTGGTGCTGTAATGTTGCACAATATTGTTGACATGATGGGAGTGCTGCCTAGCTTACTGCCGTCCCAGAAGTTTAGATAATAAACATAATCCTTTCTGCTCTTTTCAGACAGCTTAGCATAGGAATCAGTGGCTAAGTAGGCACGGATTAAATCTGCAACAGTGGCTTTGGTGGTTAAGTTAGCTAAGTATTTTTTGTCACTACGCCAGTCATCATATGCAGCGTTAAGCTTTGCCGCCTGTGCCACCATATCAGTGTAGTTGTTGCTAAGGTTGTGACGTGTAACGACACCAGCCTCAACTGCTGATGATGGTGGGTTGTAGCGATAGCCGTTGCCCTTTCGCATAACATAGCGCGGTAGAGTTTTCATTTTGTAAAAACAATTAGGGTTAAAATGAAGTAGATAATCTCCCAAAGGGAAATTGAATCATCATAAATGATAGTCATGTGTTCTTACTCCGTAATGCGGCTTCAATCATGGATGCAAATTCCTGTGGCCCCATTCGTTTGTAATACGTGTCGTGTATCTCTTGCACTTCTTTCTGCGTCAGCCCTACCCACGGGCGTTGATCTGGGCTATTTGCAAGAGATTTAAAAAAATCATTGTCCACCGGACGCTGCTCTGGCTGTGCTGCGGGTGGGGTGGGGCACATCTGCAATGCTTCGTCTTTAGTCATCATGCACCATTCTTATAAAGATTAACCGTCATATCAACAATATCATTATGCTTATACAACACATCAAGCCACCGCTTAGGTATGTTGCCATATCCATACAACCTGCCAGCAATCATACCAGCCACTGCACCAACTGTATCGGCATCACCACCTTTGTTTACGGCATGCACCACAGCATCTTCAAAGCATGATGTGGCAAGCACAGACTCCCATGCTGATCCATAGCAACCCATGACAGATGTGTCAGGCTTACCATGAGCAAGCCTCATAAGCACATCGTCAGGCTTAGCAGTGCCACTGTGCAACTCAAGGGCAAGCTGTGATGTATAACGCACTGTTTGACTTGTGCCATGTGTCATCAATGCAATTGCTACGCTCTGCCCAATAGCTTGTGCCATGTTGCCATGATTGGCAATGATGATGGGGGCCAGTCGCATGATGGAGCCATTACCGTTTGACATGTATGCAATGGAGCCAGCATAGGGGTGCTTGGCGTCAAACTTAGAACGGCTTAGCGCATCACGGGTGTTGTTGCCAATGTCAAACACATGGTCACGGGTTCCAAAGTCGCCATAGTTTGCCCAGCTTTGGAAGTTGCGAGCAATGGCAACAGGTGCAAAGTCTCCTCCATATCCTACGTATGCATCGGCAATGCACATCATCATGGCTGTGTCATCTGTCCATTCTCCGGGGGATGTGTTATGCACACCACCACCAACCATTTCAGTTAGCTGTTCATTGGCAGCAGACGGGCCACAGAACTCCAAAGGTGCGCCAAGTGCGTCACCCACAGCACCGCCAATAAACATTCCTAAAGCTTCATCGTATGTCATATTTTTCCTTTTAAGGTGAGGGTACTCGCTGCACTGGATTGATCTGTGCTAGTAACGGCGCACCCCAGCATCTGCTTTCCCCTCGTAAACATTACGCTGCAATAGCGTCTGCAATGTCCCACAGTTCTGCATTGATACGGACGTGTTCCTTGATGGATGACACATTACGTGCCTTCCGCAGATGCCCTTCAGGATGTGACGGGTTCAAGCTCTTAACGAATGCATTGCCACGGATGACACCTTCCTGAATGCGGTTGAACACAGTGAAGGCATCCATGTAGTTGTCTTGCCACCGTGTAGGTGTCAGCACATTGGTGACGGTGTGGTCAGTGGCAAACACACCTTTTGTTTGTCCATCATACATGTCCCAACGTGTTTGCACACTACGGCGAGCAACATCACGGGCATCCTCAACGGTGAGGGTGATGCCACGCAGTCGTTCCATACGCTCCATCAACGATGGCAATGTGGCAACGGTGGTGTTGAGCATTTCTTCAAAGCCTGACAGCGCTTTGCTGTGATACACACGGCTTTGGAAGCCTTCGCCAGCAATGATGCCGTTGCTGCAAATGAACCGGAAACAACCAGCGAATAGCTTCACGCTGCCAGTGCCATCATGGCTGTTGTACAAGATGATCTCAGGACGGATGCCGGTGCCATCGTCACCGTTCATGGGCTTGGCAAAGGCAACCATGTGGCTTGCATGGTCAGCAGCACCAGCAATACGGCTACGCTTTTGTGCTGCTTGCACAGGCTCATATCCATAGTCTGCCAACACAGGGATGATGTCGCTAGTATGCAACGACACATACCTATCTGTCAGGCGGTCTGCCTTGGTTGTGCTGTACACGGCAGGTGCCAATTGCTTGATACGCTCTGCTGTCAGGGCTGTGTTGTTAACATTGCGAGAGAAGATTACATGGTTTGCCATGATGTGTTTCCTTAGTGGAAGTTGTTGAGGAGGGCCAGATTGTGCCAACTTTAAAAGTGTTTGTCAAACGATGGCAATAATTCTTGACTAGTTTGCGGGGTTATTGCGGTGCTTTGAGAGGCACTACGGGGGTTGCTGCGCTGAAGTGGATGATGCCCTCAAAGCCAGCGGCCTTGCCTATGGTGATACACAGGCTGTACATGCCATCAACGTGATCAAAGTAGTAAGGCACGTTATCAAATTCAAAATAGCTTTCGCGGGGCAGGTTGTACAGCTTCTGTACTGGCAAGCGTTCAAAGTCTGCAAGATCGTGTTCATTTAGCATAGTTTGCGTACCTTTCATTGTGTTGTTGCTTCTGCAACCATGCCTCAAACTCGCCAGCATGCTTGCCTATCTTGTATTGTTGTGCATCTTCTGCGTTGTCCCACCATTGCGACTTATCGCAAGGCAGGTCTGCATACCCATCGGCAAAGCCTTGTTGGTACGGGGTTGTCATCAGTACATCACAGCACGTTGACCTTCAACGGCAATAGACACGATGGTGTCACGGTTGACGTTACGATATGCCTTCTTCTGCATATCATACACAGTGATGTATTGTTGTGCGTTGTTGGTGCTATCACCACTCTTCAGTGCCTTGGTAACACCTAAGCGGCAGTTCATAGCACGGGCAGTGCCAGCCTTGGTGATGAAGGTGACGGTGACGAACTTGCCAGCACTGGTGGCGAGCAAGTTAGCAAAGGCGTTTGAAATGGTTTTCATGTGTGTCCTTGAAAGCTTGGGAATATTCCCTCAATGCAACCACGTTGGTAGCTGCATTGGGTGACGATTACCGTAGGCTGTGCAAACGATCTAGCATGGCATCACGCTCACACCACAGCTTGACTGCGTAGGGCGTCATCGGCACCATCGTAGTGCTGTCGGCCTGTAGCGGTAGTGTGGCGTCAATGTCGGCAATGGCTGCTTTGCATTGTGCTTTGTCGTACTGCTTTGCCTTGGTGGCATACAGCTTAGACATGTCGGTGTAGGAGAGGGGTGGCATGTGTGTCCTTCAGAACGGTGCAGCGAAATTGCTGCTGGGTTGCATTGTAAGAGCAATTGAATGCCCTTGTCAACTGTGGGGTTATTAAAGCAGTTCGACTGGTACATCTACTTCGTCGCCTAGCTTGCTTGCAACGTAGCAGCGCATGGCTGCAATCAGGGGTGTGATGCCTGTTGCACCAAATGCAATGTCAGCGGATAGATCATAAGAAGCAAACCATATTCCCTGATCGTCGCACTCAATGCCAATCTTCTCACGCTCAATAATCGGCCCACCTAAGAGCCAGTCCGTCGAGTAGGGCAGACCCATACCTCCAACTTTGAGGGGTTCGTCACCCTCACAGAACGCCACCGCCGAATCAAGGTCATTTTCTGTCAGTTCACATGGATTCATTTCAATTCTCCAATCATGTAAGCGGTTTGGTTTGCAATGTCAGGTGTGATGATGAATGGCACATCAAAGTCGGTCATGTTCTCCATGAACTCCCGCGCTTTGACCCTCGATGTGAATGACGCAACGTATCGCCCTGCATAATAAACCTTGTATGTCCAGCGTTTCTTTTTCATAACATTTTCCTTATTTAACAATGGATTGAAACCTGTCGTAGCCCCTGATTTTGCTGTCGTTGTTGCTCACCTTCTCCCTGAACACAACGCTGTACTCTGCCTCACGCAGTGCCTCGACCACTAGCATCAGGTCACAGTCTTCCTCTAGGTATACGTTGTCACGTAGCTGGTAGCTGTAGCTGCTAATCAGGTGCTCAACGCTTAGTTCAAGCAACACCTCCCGTTTAACCTTGCCCCATGCATGTCCTGAGTCGCTGTATACAGTGATGGTAAATTTCTTCATGATAATGCGCCTTTAATGTCCGATAGTTGTGATGCCAGTGAATATGCTTCAGTGTATGCCATGTCGCTGTTTGTGTTAAATCGTCCTTGCTCGATGTAGTTTCCTGCCAACCCGTTTAATGTTGACACAATCAAGTCGGTGCCATGTTCGTTTTTCACTGTAGTGATGCGAACATTAGTGCCAAAGTATATGTGCCGTTGCTTGCTTATATGTGTCATGCTGTATTTACTTGCTCGCTTGTTTGCATCTGCCTCATCATCATAAACTGCCATGTTTCGCCAATCATCAAAGTCTACCCTGTAGCGTTGCAACATGTAGCAACCATCGAGGGGGATGACACGGACAATGGTTTCATCATCATACATAAATGTATCCTTTTTTATCGGTAACAATCAACACGGCTGACGTTGATGCCAGTATGGGGTCACCAGTGCCACATAGAACAAAATTGCTGCCCTTGTAGGGGTTGTAGATGACACGGTGGGTGCCTTCAATGTAGTTGTCCACAAGGGTGCCAACGACACCAGCATGCACATTCTTGCGTTGTTCCTTCAACACACGTTGACGCCCTGCCTCAGACACCTTGAACGTCACCTTCTCCAATGCCACATAATGAGCATGCTTGATGACACGGCCTTTGCACTCGCCTTCAAGGGCTTTGACGCTGAAACACTTGCGGTGCAGGTTGAAATAGACGAATACTTTCATAATTGTTTTCTTTCAGGAATGGTTAAAAACTTTACGTGAAACGATACCATTAGCGACAGGTCTTGGTGTTTCGTATCGCAGGGCATCACTCAGATGATACATATATTTTGCATCTTTAATGTAGAAAATACTGTGCTTCGCAACAAGATGTTTTTCATACAGATCATCAAACACCATGTGGTCAGTGACCAATGAGCATCCGACAATTTTAACTTGACCAATTGCAAAGGCTTTGCCTTTTCCTGTTCGCACAATTGCAACAGTTTTTTCAATGTAAGGGTGCAAGCTTTTACTTCCCCTTGTTTCGATGGTTTTGATACCGTCAACAATGAGGTCTGCAAACGGTATGTCAGTGTTTCGCACATTGATTCCGATCATGGCATTCATGTTATGCCCCTAGCTTGTTGCGCTGTGCCACAGCATAGCCACTAGCATACACAGTGGCACCATCGTCATAGCATGCGGCCCATTGGAGCGCTTCCTTGAACGTGATGGCATAGTGACGCTTGGTATAGCCCCTGCCGATGACGGTGTAGCCTATGCGGCTTGCAATGTAGTTTGTGATGGTTTGCATAACGTGTTTCCTTTCAGGAATGATTGAGGGGTGTCAGCAACAGTGATGCATCAACAGTGACAGCATCATTGCTGTACATCAACTGTGCCATGATACGACTACCATCGTGGCTGTTTCGCAATTCAGTGACAGTGTAGACCTGTGCATCGTTGCTGTCGTTCATCACCACTTTGTCACCAACGCTGACAAGCTTAGGTTTACGATTCTGTAGCTGAGCATAATGCAAACGGGCATCGTCACGGTCAAAGCCGTTTCGTCGTGTTGTATACATGGTGTGTTTCCTTTCAGGAAAGTTGATCTTGGATGATGTATGTCGATGCAGCCAGTGCATCTTTGATGGAATCTACGGCCCATCCGGTATACGACTGCCCTTCGTTATCAAAGAACAATTCATACACTTGTGCAGAATCATCAAATTGTGCCCATATTTCTATGCCTGATTTTTTCGCTATCAAACGCATTATCGTTTCCTTTAGGAAATAGTGCAACAGTACACTGCAAAGGGCCTTAGCCCTTTACGCTACACTGTAAGCTGATCAACCAACGTAAGCCGCCTTCGCTGTGCCGTGGGCCACAATGGCAATTGACTTTGCCTTCACTGTAGTGCCGCCACACAATTTGCAAGCTTCACAAGTGGTCTTTGCACCTGCTTCAATTGATGCGGGGCACAGTGCCTCATTCTTGTCCAAAGCAAGCTTACCCTCAGCGGCCCATTGTTGCACTGGAATGACACGGAATGTACGCTGTCCCATGTTCCATGCTTGCTTTGCAACGCTTAGGTTGTCGGCTGACACCATGTACAGCGCAGCGTTAAACGATGCCTTTGGCAAAGCGCTTTGGTGGCTGTATCCGGTGTGTCCTTCAGCTTCGCTGATCAACTCATTCCAAACGCTTTGCCGTACGGCAGCCCCGTCACCATAGGTGCCGATTCTCACCATACGGCCACGGCCCAATGATGCCAATTGGCTTTGTGTCGCAACGGGATACTTACCGGCCTTGAAACCATTGTAAACAATCAACACGCCTTGTCCCATGTTGACATAGCATGTACGGCCCTTGGCAAGCTTCGTATCAGGATTGTTGGTAGCAGTGCCACGATGGATACAATTGCCACAAATGGAATAGTCTTCGCCGCTCTTATTTGCATCACGGGGATCTATGTCACTACGCAGTATGTAGGTTTGCACCATACCGCCGGTTTTTTTGTTGAGGCTTTTGCCGGTCAGTGCCACAACGACAATGGGTTTGCCATCAAGCTCGCTTGGGCCTTGATATATGATGTAGCCGGTAGGTGCTTTGATACGTGTCATGTTATGTTTACCTTTGGTAATGACGGCAGCAAAATCGCTGCGTTGGGTTGCATTGTAAGGGCAATTGAATGCCCTTGTCAAATGTAGGGTTATTTAAAAGCTTTGCTTCAATATGTGAAGCCTACATATACAGGCTTGTCTGCCTTGATGTATATGACACGGTTGATGTCATCGGTATCGGTCAACTCAAACGACTTTGTCGTTCTGTCGTATGCACCCTTGATGTATACAGCTTTGCTGTCAGCTTTGCGTTTGACGAAATCACCTGATTTTACGTTTTTGATGATGATGCTTTGCATGATGTGTTTACCTTTGGTAAGAGTGAATGATTTTCGTTTTTAAGCCAGCAACGCATTGTACAATTCATACAATTCATTGTATGTAGCAACCTTCCCTGTTGCTACAGCAACAAGCATAGACATGTTATCTACGTTACATATGCTACATGATTGAAGCTTCGCCGCATCGTAAAGCTTTGCTTTTTGTAGGGCGCTGATGATGTACTTTGTTTGCATGATGGTGTGTCCTATAGAACCTCAGCAAAATCGCTGATTGGCCTCAACTGTAACGACTTTCCAATACCCCTGTCAACTGTGGGGTTTTTATGGCAGCAAAGCTGCGGCGCATGAGGCGATCATGATGCATGCGCGTATGACGTGAGGCATTTTCAGCATCAAAATCGACCCGTTATCGGTATTTTTGGCCCTTGCTTGGCAACAATGGCAGCAAAGCTGCGGCGCGTAGGCGTAGGAAGCTTAGCGAGCGCGAGGCAACGATGGAAGATTTTGAAGGCTTAAAAGCTTTGCTTCATCGCGCGAGGCAATGATGGTGTTTTTGTAGTAATTTTCGTGGTTGATTTTGTATACCGCCTCATTGTCCTTCAAAGGGTGTCAAAAAACCGACAGTCTGCTATCATTTTTATAGCAGTAACACTGTTTTTGAATCAGTATTCCTCACGCATGTAAGTCTTTGAATTCATTAGGGATTCTTTTGATCAGGTGAAACACATACGCATATGCATTGTCACCTGCGCCATGATGTGCATGATGTATGTGATGCGCGGCTGCGGCTAGGCGTGACGGGGGTGGACGTGGGCCACTGGGGGTGGGGGCGTAGATTGTGTACAGCCTCGTACAAAAATCAGGAAAATAGGTTTTGTTAACCAGACCATTCCCGACACAGCTTAATCTACAGCATGACGCACACACAGCACCGTTTGAAACGCACTAGGAAGGGCTATAGCAGCTTGAAACAACACGATCAATACAAACATAGCAGCATAGCCGTCAAAGCCCTCTATCGCCCGTTAAAGCCTTTGTGTCATAGAAACGACAACACCACCTCAATTGCGACAATGTGCTAATAAAGATTGACAAAAGCTTTAAACATGTGTAACACTATAGGTATGCAGTCGGGAATGAGAACACCGTGGGCTGCTAAGTGGCATATGCTGCTTCCGCTACCAACACGGGGTTGACATCAAAGGTAGCAGCGTGGGACATAATTCTAGTGCGCGATGTAGCAGAGGCTTATTCTCTGTAAAGACTGGATGAAATGAAGTGCTATAAGCAGCATGGATTCTAAAGTTTTTGCTTTAGTAATTGTCAAACCTTCTTCTTTAAGCGGGTTAAGATAGACTTTAACTAAAGTTTTTAGAAATATATATTTAATACCTCAATACAACTTGATTCAATCTATATAGTCTATATAGACGCATTGTCATAAAGATTAATATATGTTACAATGCAAACACTATGTACTACAGCAGACAACAACTAACAGACAATGGACAAATAGATGCTAAACCTTATAGCATCATTGCTGATGCTTACAAAAGCTTACACAACGATTTATTGGATAGTGTTCATATTCCTCATAGTGATGTTTATTATGTTAGAGCAGCATTGGAAAAACATAGCAACATAGTCTTCCCATTAAATGAAGTTGAGAACGCAATGAAGGCTGAAGGTTGGAGAGATAGAAAAGTGTTCGTAAAGTATTAGTTTGTTGTATAACTAATACATTGTTTGTTTGAAGAATTAAGTTCTTCTATTTGTTTAATGAAAGAAAATATGGCTACATCTGATATTGCTACTAAAGCTGCTAAGTTCCGTGAAATGGCAAAGGACAAAGCATTGCCACAAGACGTTCGTAACGCCTATCTTGACAAAGCTAACAAGCTTGAAGAGAAGACAATGAAGCCTACAATGGCTATGGGTGGTATGGTTAAGATGGCTGTGGGTGGTATGGTTAAGCCTTTGAATCCTTTGCAAGCAAAGAGACAAGAACAAAAGGCAATGATGATTAAAGACCGTTTAGCCACTAAAGCAGCCAATCAAGCCGCTAAAGCACCTTTTCCTAATAACATGGGCGGCATGGGCGGTATGGGCGGTAGTGGTGGTAAGGGTGGTGGCATGGCTACTGGTGGCATGGTTGGTGGTAGTGCTAATGGCAGTGATAACCGTTTCGCTATGGGTGGCACGGTTGGCGGCAGTGCTAATGGCAGCGACAATAACTTTGCCAAAGGTGGCATGGCTAAGAAGCCAGCAATGATGAACTATGGCGGCATGGCAATGAAAAAGCCAATGATGGCTAAGGGCGGTGCTGTTAAAAAAGCTAAGTCTAAATAATGTCTAAACCTATGAAGGGGCTTATGGCCCCTAGCATAGACATTGTTCTATGCCCTTCTATTGTCACTGCTGAAGAGAACAAAGTCAACACTGACCTAGCCATCAAAGACTGGCGACTAGGGCCATTGAAGGCTTCTGACGAGCCTGATGCTAATAAGCCTTATTGGCAAGACATGGCTAAGGTTTGGAAGATCACTGAAGTTGAAGCACGGCGTCAACGCTGTTCCAACTGTGAATATTTTGAAAACACTCCAGAGATGATTATGATGATGGAAGAAATTCCACGCACATCTTTTGATACTGATGGTGGTGGTCGAGGTTATTGCCACAAGCTTAAACTCATTTGCCACAACTTACGAGCTTGCCAAGCATGGGAATACAAAGAGTATGAAGCAGATTAAACGAGGCTCTGAAGAGTTCTCTGGCTACAACAAACCCAAAGCAACTCCATCACATCCCACTAAGAGCCATGTTGTGTTGGCTAAAGAAGGTGATGTGGTGAAGCTTATTAGGTTTGGACAGCAGGGTGCTAAAGGTAGTGCTGACGGCAGTAAACGCAATGAAGCGTTTAAGGCTAGGCATGCTGCCAACATTGATAAGGGCAAGATGAGTGCTGCCTATTGGGCTAATAAAGTTAAGTGGTAATTGCTATGGCTAAATCTAAAGTTAATGAATCAAACAACTATACCAAGCCGACAATGCGTAAAGCTTTGTTTGAAAAGATTAAAGCTGGTAGTAGTGGTGGTAATGCTGGTGAATGGTCGGCTAGGAAGGCTCAGCTATTAGCAAAGCAATATAAAGAAAAAGGTGGAGGATATAAATCATGAGTAAGAATCAAACCCATTATTTACCATCTGGTAAAGTTTATGTTGGTGAAACACACAAGTCTGGTAATGTGCTGATGACGGGTGCTAAGCATACAGCCACCAGCAAAGTGCTTACGCACACACCGCCTAAGAAGAAGAAATGAAAGCTCCTCAGAAGTCTTTGAAAGATTGGGGCGATCAGAAATGGAAAACAAAGTCTGGTAAGCCTTCGTCTGAAACAGGAGAGCGCTATCTACCTGAGAAGGCCATCAAGTCTTTAACATCTGCTGAGTATGCTGCTACCACCAAAGCAAAGCGTAAAGGCACAGCACAGGGTAAACAATTTGTAGCACAGCCTAAGAGTGTAGCTAATAAGACAGCTAAGTTTAGATGAGGAAATAAGTAATGAGCATAACAAGTTATCCTTCATTAGTTAGGCTTGCCGGTAATGGGGGTAATGCTGTTTCCTTTGACGGAACTGCCGTTGATGCTTTTGGTAGGCTTCGTGTAAGTCAACCATACACACTCTTTGATAGTCAAAATAGATATGCTATTGACGGTCAGTTTAGCACATCAACTTCTGGTTCTGGAGCAGCAACTCATTTATCTAATGAGTCTTCAGTGAGTATGGATGTATCAACAACTTCAGGTGATGAAGTGGTTAGACAGACCTTCCGAGTATTTCCATATCAACCGGGCAAGAGTTTGTTGTTGTTGGCTACATTTAAGATGAATCAAGCTAAGACAAATCTTCGTCAACGAGTTGGTTATTTCAATACAGCTAATGGTGTGTTTTTAGAACAAGGTGCCAATGGTATTACATTTGTTTTAAGAACATCTACGAGCGGTAGTGCTAGTGATGCTAGGTATGTAGACAAGGCTAGTTGGAATGGTGACAAACTAGACGGTACTGGCGCTAGTGGTATTACACTTGATCTTACTAAAACACAAATATTGTTTCTAGATTTTGAATGGCTTGGTGTTGGTAGCGTTAGGTGTGGTTTTGTCATCAATGGTAGATTCATTGTTGCTCATACCTTTCATAATGCCAATGAACAAACCGCTGTATATATGACTACAGCAATTCTTCCTGTTCGTTATGAAATTACTAATACAGGAACTGCAGCTTCATCTTCAACACTAAAACAGATTTGTTCTTCTATTATGTCTGAGGGTGGTTATGAAGCAGTATCACAAGAACACTCAGCTAGGATGGTGTCTGCTACATCTGGAACATACATAACAACAACGTTTAAACCATTGGTGTCTATTAGGTTGGCTTCAACAGCATTAGGTGCTGTAGTGCTTCCATATAATTTAAACTTTCTACCAACCACCTCAGACAATTATGAGTTGGCTTTATTTAAAAATACTACACTGACAACACCAACATACACAGCAGTTGATTCAGACGCTAATGTAGAACAAGACTTAGCCTCCTCATCTATGTCTGGTGGAACAATTGTATACAGTGAGTTTACTACAGGAAAATCAGGAAGAGTACCATTGGCTACAGGATCTGGTTACAATTGGGATTTACAGATTGGTGTTTCTTTAACTAGCGTTAGTGATATTTATACATTAGCTGCTAGAACAGTATCAGGGACTGGTGGTGGTATTGGTTCTTTTTCTTTCTACGACTTAACATGATAACTAAAAATAGAACGCTAGGTAAAGAACTAACGACAAGTAATCTTGTCATCTATACCACACCTATCAGATATAGCTCAGAAGTTGTCAGCATTGTTGTATCTAATAGTTTAAGTAGCACTGTCACTTTCTCGTTAGATTGGTATGACTCTGTTAGCTCTACCTATTACACTATAGCTGAACAAGTTCCAATGTACGGACAAAGTATTATTCAATTAACTGAAGCTTTCACTTTACAACAAAATGATATAATTAGAGGGCTTGCTAGTAGCAACTCTGCCATCACAGTATCAATTAGAGTTCAAGAGCTTTACTCAGTAGTAACATAAGGAAAAATATGGCAAAAGAATTATCAGAACAACACAAGAAGTTTTTGGAAGTCTTGTTTGATGAGGCAGGTGGTAACATTAATGCAGCTAAAGAAATTGCTGGTTTCTCTCGTGGCTATAGCACTCGTCAACTAACCAACTATCTCAAAGAAGAAATTGTTGATGCTACCCAACTCTACATTGCAATGAATGCTCCAAAGGCTGCGTATGCTGTGGTTGGTGCTATTGACGATCCTACACAACTTGGTATTAAAGAAAAGATCAGTGCTGCTAAAGACTTTCTTGATCGTGCTGGATTTGTTAAGACAGAGAAGGTTCAGGTTGAAGCAACCAATGGTGTAATGATATTGCCAGCGAAAGACCACGAGGAAGATTAATGACGTTAGGTGCTTGGGTGCTTCCGCAACCAGAAGATACAACTACCTATGTAAGCATACCCAAGATAGGTAGGACAGTTCCGTTTGGGTATAAAGAAGGTGTTGAAGAAGGATGGCTTGATCCAATACCAATTGAACTTGAAGCATTAGAAAAAGCTAAGAAGCATTTAAAGCAGTATTCATCAAGAGATGTTTCTGCATGGTTGAGTAAATTAACTGGTAGAACAATTTCTCACGTAGGTTTGTTAAAACGAATAAAAGATGAACAGTCCCGCAAAAGAAAATCTTCAACTTATCGCAAGCTTGCCAAGCGATACGAAGAAGCGCTCAGGAAGGCCGAAGAATACGAGAAGCGCATCGGTGTCAAAGAAGACGACCCCTACCTCAGTAGTGCCAAGTATCAAGCCCTCAGAGCCGGTTTTACCGACAACGCCAGTAGAAACACAGAACATAGTATTCAAGCCTAATAATGGCCCTCAATCGCACTTCTTAGCTGCTGGTCAACGTGAGGTTTTGTATGGTGGTGCTGCTGGTGGTGGTAAAAGTTATGCAATGTTAGCAGATCCATTGAGATACATGGGTCATCCACAGTTTTCTGGATTGCTTTTGCGACATACAACTGAGGAGTTACGTGAACTTATATGGAAGTCTCAGGAGATTTATCCTAAGATTTATCAGGGCATTAAGTGGAGTGAAAGAAAAATGCAGTGGCAAGCGCCATCGGGTGCTAGATTGTGGATGTCATACCTAGATAGGGATGAAGACGTACTGCGTTATCAAGGGTTGGCGTTCAGTTGGATTGGTTTTGATGAGCTTACGCAGTGGAGTACACCATTTGCGTGGAATTATATGCGCTCTCGACTACGTACACCTGCTGCAGACCTACCAATTTTCATGCGAGCAACGACAAATCCGGGTGGGCCGGGTCATTCTTGGGTGAAGAAGATGTTTATTGACCCCGCCCCGGCTGGAAAGTCTTTCGATGCCACCGATATTGAGACAGGGCAAACAATGTTGTACCCAAAAGGTCACAGCAAAGAGGGTCAACCGTTATTTAAACGTAAGTTTATACCAGCAATGCTGACAGATAATCCATATTTGTCTGAATCTGGTGATTATGAAACCATGTTGCTAAGCTTACCGGAGCATCAACGTAAACAATTGTTAGAAGGAAATTGGGATGTTGCAGAAGGAGCCGCTTTTCCAGAGTTTAATAGAGCGATACACGTTATTGAGCCATTTGACATTCCTCAAAACTGGACAAGATTTAGATCGGGTGATTATGGGTACGGAAGTTATAGTGCAATCGTGTGGTTTGCTGTATCTCCTAGCGATCAACTAATCATCTATAGAGAATTGTACGTATCTAAGGTACTTGCTGTTGATTTGGCTAAAATGATTAATCAAATTGAAGCAAATGATGGAACAATGAGATACGGTGTGCTAGATAGTAGTTGTTGGGCCAAGCGTGGTGATAATGGCCCTTCAATTGCTGAACAAATGATATTAGAAGGATGCCGTTGGCGTCCTGCTGACCGTAGTGCTGGTAGTCGTGTCGCAGGAAAACAGCAACTTCATAGGCGATTACAGGTTGATCCATTTACAGACATGCCTAAAATGGTTATAACAAGTAATTGTGTTAATATAATAGCTCAGCTTCCTATCATTCCACTGGATAAAAAAAATCCAGAAGATATTGATACTAAGTCTGAAGATCATTTATATGATGCTATCAGATATGGAATTATGAGTAGACCACGTAGTAGCATTTGGGACTATAACCCTGCTACATCAAAGGCTGCTGGCATGCCAATGGCTGATAAACTTTTTGGGTATTAAGGAAAACATGGCAACTAAACAAACACAATATACACCAGACACAACTTTGTCTTTGGGAGATGATAAGAATTCTGGTAATATAGGATTCACTGGCGGGTCACTACTTTCTTTTATTCAAGAACGATTTACTCGTTCCGAATCAAGTCGTCGCGCTGATGAAACACGTTGGCTACGAGCATATAGAAATTATCGTGGTTTGTATGGGCCTGATGTTCAATTTACTGATACTGAAAAATCTCGTGTGTTTATTAAAGTTACAAAGACAAAGACACTTGCCGCATATGGGCAAATTGTTGATGTGTTGCTTGCTAATAATAAATTTCCTATCAGCATTGACCCGTCTGTATTGCCAGATGGTATTGTTGAAAGTGTTCATTTTGATCCTAACAACCCTTCTACAACTGAAAAACAAAAGATAGACATTCCGTTTGGTAAAGACGGTAGTGCTGGAATTACTGCTGGATTTAACCTAGATACTTTGGAAGAAATGCTAGGTTCGATGAAGGAAGAGTTGAAAGATATTCCCGGTCTAAAAAAGGGTCTTGGTGTAACGCCAACATCTGTTACGTTTAGTCCTGCTTTAGTAGCTGCTAAGAAGATGGAAAAGAAAATTCATGATCAACTAGACGAAAGCAGCGCCTCTAAACATTTACGCTCTGTAGCTTTTGAAATGTCTTTGTTTGGTACAGGGGTAATGAAAGGCCCGTTTGGTACTAACAAAGAATATCCACATTGGGGTGAAGATGGTAAATATAATCCATTAATTAAAACTGTTCCAGAACTTTCGAGTGTTTCTATTTGGAATTTTTATTGGGATTCTGATGCTAATAATACTGAAGATTGTCAGTATGTTTTTGAACGTCACAAGCTTAATCGCTCACAAGTTAGAGCGTTGAAGCGCCGCCCATTCTTTAGGGCAAATGTAATTGATCAAGTTATTGCGGAAGGTGAAAGCTATCAAAAGAAATATTGGGAAGATGACTTAAAAGACTTTGCACCTAATTTTGGTATTGATCGTTTTGAGGTATTAGAATATTGGGGTTCTGTTGATATTGACTTGCTGATTGAAAATGATATTAACATTCCACGAGAACTTGAAGGTGAAGGTGAACTACAGGCAAACATTTGGTATTGCAATGGAAAGATATTGCGGCTTGTATTGAATCCGTTTAAGCCATCAAAGATTCCTTACTATGCTGTGCCGTATGAGTTGAATCCATATTCGTTGGCTGGTGTTGGTATTGGTGAAAACATGGACGACACCCAAACGCTAATGAATGGTTTCATGCGTATGGCAGTTGACAATGCTGTTTTGTCTGGTAACTTGGTCTTTGAGATTGATGAAACTAATTTAGTTCCCGGCCAAGACTTTTCTGTTCATCCGGGCAAAGTGTTTAGAAGGCAAGGTGGCGCTCCCGGACAAAGCTTGTTTGGTACAAAATTCCCTAACGTAGCACAGGAAAACTTGCAACTGTTTGACAAGGCTCGTCAACTATCCGATGAGTCTACTGGTCTTCCATCATTTGCTCATGGACAAACAGGCGTGTCTGGTGTTGGTCGCACAGCCTCTGGTATTTCCATGTTGATGAATGCTGCTTCTGGTGGTATTAAAACTGTTATTAAAAACATTGATGATTATTTGCTTGGCCCAATTGGTAAAGCATATTTCAACTTTAATATGCAGTTTGATTATGACCCAGAAATCAAAGGTGATCTGGAAGTTAACGCTCGTGGCACAGAAAGCTTAATGGCTAATGAAGTTCGTAGTCAGCGATTGATGCAGTTTTTACAGATTGCTAGTCAGCCTTCTCTTGCTCCTTTTGCCAAGTTTCCATACATCATTCGTGAAATTGCAAGGAGCATGGATTTAGATCCTGAGAAAGTTACAAACAATATGGATGAAGCAATGAAGCAAGCTGCTCTGCTCCAAAAACAACAAACTCCTCCTGCTCCTGAAGGTGGCGGCACACCTGCTCCGGGACAACCCCCACAAGGCGTTGCAGGGCCTCCGGGTGTTGCCGATCAAACAGGTGGTGGTGGTGGCAACATTGGTGTTGGCGCTCCTCCTGAGCCGGGAATGCAAGGCTTTTCAGCGGCTCCCCCTGCTGCTCCAATGGCATGAGCAAAGAATATCTAAACAGGCTTAAACCGCTTGTCAACGCTCCTTTGCAGTGGCAAGCTTTTGAAGAGATGCTTGAGCATTACATTATTCAACATCAACGCAAGTTAGAACAATCTTCTGAACCCATTGATATGTACAAAGCACAAGGTGCTATTTCTGCTCTACGGCAACTTAAATATTTAAAGGATGAAATCAATGTTTATAACAAAGCGAAATAAACTTCTTGCTGATGGAGGCATGTTGCAAGAGGGTGGAACTGTCGATGAAATTAGTGGAAATGACGTTCCAATTGGTTCCACAAAAGAAGAAGTTAGGGACGATATTGATACCAAACTTAGTGTTGGTGAATATGTATTTCCTGCCGATGTTACTCGCTATTACGGAATTGCAAAGCTTGAAGAGATGCGTAAAAAAGCTCAAGACAGTTTGAAACAAATGGAAAGCGGTGGACGGATGGGCAACGCTGAAGAAGTGTCTGAGGAAGCAATTGCTGCTTATGACGAGGGTGAGTTTGCTAATGAAATTGATGATTCTATTGCAGAGTATGATAAAGAGCAAGAATATAATACAGGTGGTGTTGTAACATACGATCCTGCTGCTAGTGAAGAAAAGTATAAACGCGCTCCGCTTAAAGGTTTTGAAATGATTCCTATGTCAGATGACAAAGGTAATGTTATATATATACCTTTCGTTAACGGAAAACCTCAATTGGCTGTTCCGTTTGGTTATTCAATTAAAGCCGCAACTACAACCCCTCCCGTTAATACTCCTGATGGCACAACTCCTACATCACCCGCTGTTCCTCAAGGCCCGACTGGTGGCGCTGGCGGCGCTCCAAGTAAAGGTGGTTATACTCCAACATCTTCGTTAAGTTCTTCGGCTCCTATATCAGTTACAGGAAATATTCAAGCCTCACTTGAAGGATATTCTACTGCTTTATTTGGATTGCTCCCCTTTGCTATTCCAGCAAAAGTTATAGCAAATATGATGGTTGATAAGGCCGCTGTTGCTGAAGCTCAAGCAACCACAGATGCTATTGCTGCTGCCGTTGCTTCTGGAGTATCTCTTGGTGGTGGCTATGGAACACCTGTTTCTCAAGGTGGATATGGTGTTACCTCTCCGACAGGTGCAAGTATTGCAGCAAACCCAATGGGGGTTGATCCAGCTACAGCACAGGGTCAGCAAGCTAATCTATCGTCTATTCTTTCACAAAGCATTGCAGATTCAATTGCTAATAACACCGATCCTAACACTTCTCTTATTTCTGTGATGGCTCAACAAGGATTATCTTCAAGCGTTGGAGATACATCTGCCGCAGCTATGGGACTTAGCAGTAATGTAGGCGTTGCAGCGCCATCTTCAGGCGTATCAACTGCCGCCGTTGGAAATACCTCTCCCGCAGCTATGGGGCTTTCTAGTATGGGCGTTGCTGCTCCTAGTTCGGGTGGTGGTGACGGTGGTGGTGACGGTGGTGGTGTTGGTGGTGGTGACGGTGGTGGTGTTGGTGGTAGCGGTGTCGGTGCCGCTGGCGCTCCCGGTGGCGGCGGTGGTGCCTCTGGAGGCCCCGGCGGTGCTGGTGGTAGCGGTGTTGGCACTGCTTGCGTAGATCCAAAAACACTGGTACTTCTGGCTAACGGTTCTGAAATTTCTGCAGGGTTGTTAAAAATCGGGGATGTTGTCCACACACTCCATGAAGGCACTTTTGAATACGGTGACTTTGAAATTACCCGTGCAAAAATAGTACAGCAACCAAAGAGAGTTATTAAATTTACAGACGCAAGTGAAATTACTACATCTGATTCTCACAAGTTCTTGCTTACTAACCGTGAGTGGAAAACTGTAGAAGACTTAAAACAAGGTGATGCTATTGAAACTGCACCAAACATAAATGCTGATGGATTTAAAGTTGTTTCCTCTATGGAACAAATAGGTAACGGCGATGTAGTCATACTAACTATTGATCAGGCTCATACCTATATTTCAGAGGGACTTGTTTCCCATAACAAGTAATACTGTATAATATCAATATCTAAACCAGTGATGGGCTGGAAGATACTTTATAACAACCCATCATTAATGGCTACCTATCTCCCCAGTTTTACTGGCTACAGTTAGCCCCAACTTAAAAGGTAAATATGACAGAAGCAGTTATTGAGCAAGCAAAAGTTATGTCTTTATATGGAAAACGTAATGCTAACACCGAACGAATTGAAAAAGAAGAAGCTGAACTAAAAACATTAATTGAAGGAGCCATCGGTGGGCGACAACAAAAAGCTGAAGAACCTAAAGCAGAAATTCAACCAGAATCTGCTGAAGAGAAAAGCTTTAAGAAACGTTATGGAGATTTGCGCCGTCACTCACAAGAACAACAACTGACTTTTCAAAAGCAGATTGATGAACTTAAAAGTCAGCTTCAGCTAAGCACTGAGCAGCAAATCAAAATGCCAAAGAGTGAGGCAGAGCTTGCCGCATGGGTACAGGCATACCCTGATGTTGCCAAGATTGTTGAAACCATTGCGTTGAAAAAAGCTAAGGAACAATCATCTTATTTGGAAGAGCGCTTTAAAGCCTTAGATGAACAAGAGAAACTAACGGCTCGTGAAAAAGCTGAAGCAGCATTGATAAAGGCTCATCCTGACTTTGAACAAATTAGAGAAACTGATGAGTTTCACGAATGGGTTGATGATCAGCCTAAATATATTCAAGACGCTTTATATACTAACGATACAGACTACAAAGCTGCTTCTCGTGCCATTGATCTTTACAAGGCTGATAAGGGAATTACTAGAGCACCATATCGTGATACTAGCAAAGATGCTGCTGCAAGCGTTGGCATCCGTAAAAGTAAAGCCGCCCCTGATTCTGACAATGTTGAAGGCTCATTTAAAGAGAGTGAAGTTAATCGTATGAGCATTCAGCAGTATGAGGATAATCAGGAAGCAATTACCAAGGCTATTCGTAGTGGTAAATTTATTTACGATATTAGCGGGGCAAGCCGATAAAACTTGACAAAGTTAAAAAAGTAGTGTTATAACTATCTTACAGAGCGAACAGATGCTACTTTCTTGGCTTATCTAATAAGTCTAGTTCTGTAAAGAGTGACAAGTTGCCGTAGCAATACCAACCATCTTGTAAGAAACTCTTATGTAAACATTGATTGAAATGGTTGAAGATCAATTTTTCTTTCTTTGTTATAACGAATAACAACGAGTTATCAGAATTACCTGTAACTTAATTGCCCGTGTATGTATCTGAGGCATCAGAATAATACTCGCACCAATATAAGCCAGCCTCTGTAGACGTGTTTATCGTATTTGATTATATGCCAAACTATCTATAGGAGATTTAATAATGGCTTTTCCTTCCGCAACCGGTTACGGGCAACTAAGCAATGGTAACTTTTCGCCCGTCATTTATTCTAAACAAGTCCAAGTGGCTTTCCGCAAGTCGTCTACTGTTGAGGCTATCACCAACAATGACTACTTTGGTGAGATTGCTAACATGGGCGACTCAGTTAAAATCATCAAAGAGCCTGAAGTGTCGGTTCAGAACTATGCTCGTGGTACTCAAATCACTGCACAAGAACTGGACGATCAAGACTTCACGTTAGTTGTTGACCAAGCTAACTACTTTGCATTCAAAATTGACGACATTGAAGCCGCTCACTCTCATGTAAATTTCATGCAAATGGCTTCTGACCGCGCTGCTTATCGCTTGCGTGATCAGTTTGACCAAGACGTATTGGGTTACTTGACAGGCTTCCAGCAAGCAGCTAAGCATGCCAATGCCAGCGTTGCTCGTAGTACCGCTCCCGGCACCAAGTCTGTTTCTACGGCTGATTCTGACGAACTGTTGGCAACAATGAAGCTGAAAAAAAGCAGCTTCGGTAACATCACTACGGCCTCTGCTGGTGATCATTCGATTCCCTTGGCTGCTCGTCTGCCCGGCGCTACTGCTCTGCCTACCTCTACGGCTTCACCTTTGATGGTGCTGGCACGTATGTCTCGTCTGTTGGATCAACAACTTGTTGACACCACTGGTCGTTGGGTTGTTGTTGACCCCGTGTTTGTTGAGTTGCTGAAAGATGAAGACAGCCGTCTTTTGAATAGTGACTTCGGTGGTGTTGGTCTGCAAAACGGATTGATCTTGAACAACTTGCACGGCTTCAAAGTGTATGTGTCGAGCAACTTGCCTTCTGTTGGTACTGGCCCCGGTACTACTGGCACTGCCAACCAAAATAGCAACTATGGTGTTATTGTTGCTGGTAACGATCAGGCCGTTGCTTCTGCTCAGCAAATTACCAAAACCGAAACCTATCGTGACCCTGACAGCTTTGCTGACATCGTTCGTGGTATGCACCTGTATGGTCGTAAGATTTTGCGTCCTGAAGCTCTGGTAACTGCAAAGTACAACGCCGCCTAAATGTGAAACGAACGGGGTTGGCTTGCCTTCCCTGTTCTTCATAATCCTTAAAGAAAGAAACTTTTATGTCTATCGTTCAATCTATCCGTCCTCAACCTGTATTACTTGAGAAAGATGTGTCGCTTGCTGCTACTTCTGGCACTACTGTTGGCATTTCTGTACCTGCCGGTGTCACCGTGCTTGCTGCTGGTTTTCAAAACTATGTCGTAGTTGCTGATGTGACTACGTATACTTTGGATGTTACTGATGGCACCACCGTGTTTGCCAATGACCTTAACTTTGACAACACTGCTGCTAACAGCAACAAAGGCGGCGTCACTCCCGGCTTTATCGCTGCTGCCGACACCATTGATGTTGTAACCACCATCTCTGGCTCGCCCGGTATTATCACTGGTCGTGTGTGGGCTTTGGTTGCCGATTGCAGTGCTGGCACTCGTACTGCTGCCACTGTTGATCGTGATCAACTGGCTTAATACGTAAGTCTAACAAGGGGGTACTGAGGATTCTCGGTGCTCCCTTTATTTGTTTGCGTGTTAAGGAATAACAAAAATGGCATATGATTATATTGGTCTAACTAATGAAGTTAACCGCCGACTCAACGAGGTTGAACTAACCTCTTCAAACTTTGCTTCCGCTAATGGTTTTTATGCCACGGTCAAAGATGCTGTTAATGCGTCAATTCGTGATATTAATCACACACACTATGAGTGGCCTTTCAATCACGTTCTTGCTCAAGAAACACTGACGGCAGGAACTACTCGTTATGCTTTTCCCGCTAATGCCAACACACTAGACTTTGATACCTTTCGCATCAAGGCCAACAGCACTTTTGGAAACAGTACAGTTAAATTAGAAATTGTTGCTTATGAAGACTATCTTGAAAGCAATGTAGATCAGGAATATAGAACAGATAAAAGAGAAGTTCCTAAGTTTGTATTTCATTCTCCAAGTCTCCAATATGGTGTTACTCCAGCACCTGATCAAAACTATGAAATCTTATACGAATATTACAGTATTCCAACCGATTTAGCTAATGCTACAGATGTACCCACTATTCCAGAGCGCTTTCGTCATGTCATTGTTGATGGTGCAATGTTTCATGCGTATATGTTTCGCAGCAATGAGCAAGCAGCTAATATTTCTAAAAGCAAAATGGAAGAAGGAATTAAGCACATGCGAACAATGTTAGTTAATAGATATTCTTATATGCGTTCTACTGTAATTGTTGGTCGTTCTACATCCTCTTTTGGAAGCAGGGTAGCATAATATGGCAGACGCATGGCAAACATACGCCTTTGAATTCAGAGGCGGTCTTGTTTCTAATTTATCCCCATTGCAACATGGTTCGCAATTGCCGGGTAGTGCGCGTGTATTAAAGAATTTTGAACCATCTGTTGAAGGTGGATATCGCCGTATTGAAGGCTTTGATAAATATGATAGTAATTTAGTTCCAGCCTATGGTGAACCAAAAGTGCAAGGTGGTAGTCAAACTGGCACGGTTCTATTAATTGCTAATATTAATGTAACTCCTGTTGCTGGAAACACTTTTACAATTGCTGGTGTTACTGGTACATATACTATTGCTGGTGGTGGTGTTAGTCATGATGCTACTAATAAAACAGCAACGCTAACTCTTACAACGTCCTTAGCTAGTAGCCCTGCTGATAAAGCTGTTATTACTTTTGCTACAATTTCTGGTCTTGTAAAAGGTGTTGCTGCTTGGAATAATTCCGTACTTGCCTTACGTAATAATGATATTTATACATCTGTTGGTACAGGCTGGACAAAAATTAATAAACCAAGCTACGGTACGGTATTGGTTAATGGCGGCAGTCAAACAGGAAGCAGTTTAATTATTGATGGTTTAACAGGTGTTCCTAAAGCTGGAGACACCTTCAGCATTGCTGGTGTACAGAAGGTCTATACGGTGCTTGCAGACGCCTCTGTAACCACTGGAGCTACCACCCTATCAATTAGCCCTGCGCTCGCTTCTAGCCCTGCTGATAATGCTGCTATTACATGGTTATCTGCAGCATACACATCAGGATCAAAACTACGTACTAATAAGTATCGTATTAGTCTTACTGAAAAGATTATTGGTGTTGATGGTGTTAATTATCCATTTGTTTGGGATGGCACTACCTTTAGTTTTATTAATGGTTCTATAGATATTCTTGCTACACAATTTGTTGTGTTTCATAAGAATCAAATGTTCTTTGCTAAAGGTGATAAGTTAATATTTACAGCGCCGTATAGTGATAATGATTTTAGTACAGCAAACGGCAGTGGTGTTATTTCTGTTGGAGCCGCTATTACTGGTATAATTGTGTTTAGAGAAACATTAATTATTTTTACTGAAAGAACAATTAGTCAACTTAGTGGCAATACCATTTCAGATTTTAATCTGCAAACAATTACACGAAACGTTGGTTGTGTAGCCAGCGATACCATTCAAGAAATTGGTGGAGATGTAATGTTTCTTGGCCCCGATGGTCTTAGACTGTTGGGAGGAACAGATAAGTTTGGTGACTTTAGTTTGGGTGTTGTTTCAAAACCAATTCAATCTGAGACAACTGGTTTGATTTCAAGCAGTACAAGTTTTGCAAGTATAATTATTAAAAATAAATCTCAATATCGTTTATTTGGATATAGTGATTCAGTTACATCATCTTCATCAAAAGGAATACTTGGAACACAGATGGTTGGTGATAATACAAGCAACATTGCTTGGGCAGAAACACTTGGGATAAAAGCTTATGTTGCAGATTCAGAGTATAGAAGTCAAGTGGAAACAATTATTTTTTCAAATACTGATGGGTATGTTTATGAGATGGAAAAAGGAAATAGCTTTGACGGATTAAATATTGTTGCTTCTTTTTCAACACCATATGTGCATATGAATGATCCTTTCATTCGTAAAACTATTTATAAAATGCAGTTGTATATTAACGCCAAAGGAAGTGTTACTACATCTGTAAATTTGAAACTTGATTTTGATGATTTTGGAAGCATACAACCTCAAACAATATTGTTAAGTAATGTAACTGGAAGTGTTGGTTTTTATGGAGACAGTCTTTCTAAATACGGAACAACTATTTATGGAGCTAAACTTCAAAAACAATTTAAAACACAAATGATTGGTTCAGGGTTTACTGTGTCATTACAATTTATTTCAGACAGCCAAGATCCTCCTTCTTCTTTTGACGCAGTGACCATTGAGTATGCATCTCATGATAGACGATAGTTACAACTAATTTAATTGAAAGAAAAATATGACAGGATATACTCGTAAAGACACTACCAATAATATTGCTGACGGAAACGTTATCAATGCTGCTGACTTGGATAATGAATTTGATGGTGTTCAAGCAGCTTTTGTTGCTGCTACTGGTCATACTCATGACGGCACTGCTTCTGAAGGAGCGCCTATCACCAAGATTGGGCCAGTACAAGATGTTGTTGTATCTATATCATCAATGTCTCCAAAGACTACAAATACCATTGATCTTGGTACATCTTCTTTGAAATATAAAGATGCCTACCTTGCTGGTAATGCAAGTGTTGGCGGTACGTTAGCGGTAACAGGTGTGGCTACATTAACAGCACAGCCTGTCCTTAGTTCTTTGACAGCCTCCAGTGCTGTTGCCACTAACGCCAGCAAAGGCTTGGTATCTGTTACTAACACTGGTTCTGGTGATAATGTATTAGCCACTTCACCTACGCTGGTCACACCAGCATTGGGTACTCCTAGTGCTTTGGTTGGTACAAACATCACTGGCACTGCTTCTGGACTTACCGCAGGTAATGTAACTACTAATGCCAATCTTACTGGAGATGTAACTTCTGTAGGCAATGCAACCACCCTCACTAATGCACCAGTTATTGCTAAAGTGCTTACTGGATACGTATCTGGTGCAGGAACTGTAGCTGCTACAGATTCAATTTTACAAGCCATTCAAAAACTCAATGGCAATGATGCTACTAATGCTAATCTGACGGGAGCGGTTACATCAGTAGGTAACGCCACATCACTTGGTTCGTTCACATCGTTGCAACTTAACACAGCCTTGACAGACGAAACTGGTTCAGGTGCTGCAGTGTTTGCTACCAGTCCTACATTGGTCACACCAGATTTAGGCACACCTAGCGCATTAGTTGGTACAAACATCACCGGCACTGCTACCAACTTCACTGCAAGCAATGTCACTACCAATGCTAACTTGACCGGAGCAGTTACATCAGTTGGCAATGCTTCCTCGCTTGGTTCATTCACATCATTACAACTTGCAACGGCACTAACTGACGAAACTGGTTCTGGTGCTGCGGTGTTTGCTACATCACCCACCCTAGTCACTCCTGCACTAGGCGCAGCAACCGCTACTAGCCTTGTTTCATCTGGCACAGCGGCGAGCAGTTTCAGTGTTACCAGCGGGTCAGCCGTACCGTTGACGATTACTAATGCGGGCACCGGGAATTCTTTTGTAGTTGAAGATGAAAACTCTGATGCTTCCCCTTTTGTAATCGCTAATAACGGTACGGTAATTACTGGGTACACTTCGCGGGTTACAGCAGTTAATATTGTTGAAGCGCATAGCGCCTCCGGTGTTAACAGTTCACCTGCTATAGGTGTTTACAGTTGGGGAACATCTGCCACGGGCGGCGGTCTAAATCTGTATAAATCTCGTTCAGGTACTGTGGGAACGTACTCGCTTGTAGCAACTGGAACTCAATCCAGCGTTCGTTTCCAATTTGATGACGGCGCAACTTTTCAGCAAGCCGCTTCTATTATTGGCTCGGTAGAAGGTACACCGGCGCTTAACAGTATGCCCGGACGCCTAACCTTCTCTACTACGCCGGACGGGTCTGCCACACCGACTGAGCGCGTTCGTATTGACAGCGCGGGAAATATAGGCGTTAGCGAGGCTGCTACTGCTGGCACTACACTTTCTATTCCCAAAGCGCAAACAGGCGCTACATCTGCAACCACTGTTTCTGTTCGGATGAACCCTTTGGTTGACGTAACAACCAATTCGACTGGTTATACAACCTTTGCACTAAATGGCGTTGGCACCAGCACAACAAACTTTTTTCATTACACTGCTAATCAAGGCACTTTTTCTGGAACAGCGCCAACAAACCAATATGGTTTTAATGCTTCTAACGCATTAACCGGAGCCACCAACAATTACGGCTTCTACAGCAACATAGCCTCAGGCACTAACCGCTTTAACTTCTACGCTGCTGGTACTGCTGCTAATCTGTTTGCTGGCGTTTCTCAGTTTGCCGCTGGCACAGCAGCACTGCCCGGCATCACGCAGATCAGTGACTTAAACACGGGCATCTACTTCCCCACCGCTGATACTCTTGGGTTTACTACGGGTGGTACTGAGCGCGTTCGTATTGACAGCGCGGGGGCTGTGGGCATTGGTACATCTGCGGTAGCCGCTGACACTTTACGAGTTGGCAAAACCATAACAGGTGCGGGTACTTCGCAAGCAGTTTATGCGGTAGGAGCAATCCAGTCCGATGTGACTGGTGCAGCTATCTATTTCCGCACATTTGCAAATACTGCGGCGGCGGCGTTTACTCTGAGTGAAATGAGTCACTTTAGGGCAGAACAAGGAACTATCGGCGCAAGCTCTACCGTAACAAACCAGATCGGCTATCACGTAAATTCAACGCTTACCGGAGCCACAAGCAACTACGGCTTTTACAGCAACATAGCCTCAGGCACTAACCGCTTCAACTTCTACGCAAACGGGACTGCTGATAACTACTTTGCTGGTAGCGTGGGGATTGGTACAGCTCCTACGGCAGGATTAAAAGTTTCAATTGCCGGAACCGCGTCTGGTGCTACATCAACATTTGGACTATTTAACGCCCAAACTGTTGACCCCGCAGTAAGTTCCGTACTTCATATAAGTTTTGGTGCAGCAACTACCGTATCAGCAGGAACACTGCCTGACCTTCGCGCCTACAACGTAAGCCAAGGAACATTTACTGGAACAGTCACAAGTCAATATGCTTTTTTTGTTCAAGGCACATTTGTTGGAGCCACCAACAATTACGGCTTCTACAGCAATATAGCCGCAGCCAGCAATAGGTGGAATTTCTACGCTGCTGGTACTGCTAGAAATTACATGGCGGCTGATTTGACCGTCAATGGTGCTACAGCTATTCCTGCTGGCGGTACAGCAGGTGCGGGTCTGATGGTATCAACCACAGCCAACTTTGGAGTCTTCTTTGGCTCCGGTGCGCCAACTCTTTCAGCCGCCAAAGGCTCCCTCTATTTGCGTTCAGACGGTACAACAGTCAATGACCGGATGTACGTAAATACCAACGGTAGTACCACTTGGACTAACGTAGTCACATCAGCTTAAATTATGGAACAAATCACTTTTACCCTCACCCTCCAAGAAGCACAAGCAATTCTGCAAGTGCTTGGCGAAATGCCGACTAAATCAGGCGCTTTCCCCCTGCTGCAAAAGCTGGCAGAGCAAGTGCAAACCCAAACCAAAAAGGAATAAACCATGTCCAACACCTACATCTACAAAGTCACCAACCTGATCCGCGATCCAGACGGCATCGTCGTCACCGCGCAGTTCCAAATCACCGCCTCGGACGGCGTTGACAGCTTCACGCACAACTACAACTTTGGTTTTGCCAACAAGCCCGTTACACCGACTGCTTTTGCAGACCTCACCGAGGCCAAAGTAATTGAGTGGATCAAGCGTGACGCTGGCGCTGAGAATCAATTTGAGGCCAGTGCAGACGCTGAACTTGCAGCCTATAAACTCCGCAAAGCAGCGCCTACGATCACGGCTGGGGTGCCTTGGTAACAAGACATTCCGTCTTCAACAAACATAAACTCAGGAAACAACACTGAGTGAAATTTTGTTGGCGCTGGTCTTCTTTTAGCTTTTTAGAAAGACAAACATGGAATATCAACAACTTTTAAATATTGTTCTTGCAACTGCTATGACTGTAACAGGATGGTTTGCTCGTGAACTCTGGACTGCTGTAAAAGATCTTAAAGCTGATTTGTCTAAGCTAAGAGAAGACTTGCCTAAAACATACGTTGGTCGTGATGACTATCGTGAAGATATGCGTGATATTAAAGATATGCTTAATAAAATCTTTGACAAGCTAGAAGCAAAGCAAGATAAATGATTGATCCTATAACAGCCTTTGCTGCCGCCCAAGCTGCTGTGAAGGGTGTACAAGCTGCCATTAAACTCGGCAAAGATATTGGTGCAATCAGTGGCGACTTAATGAAGTTTTTTGATGCTAAAGATGTAGTGGCTAAAGCTGCCACTGCACCAAAGAAAGGCTTTGGTCAAAGCGATACTGCCGCAGCATTTAATACAGTGATGCATTTGAAGCAGTTACAAGACGCTGAGAATCAATTGAAAGATATGTTGATATGGAGTGGCAATGCTCCTCTATGGCATTCATTAATTCAAGAGCGTAATAGTATTGTTTCTAAACGTAAATCTGAAGAAGTAGTTGCACAGAAAGCTAAAGATAAACGTAAGAAAGAAATTGATAGTGCAATAATGTTTGTTCTGTCCATTGTGCTTGCTATATCTATAATGTGCTTTGTTGCTTGGGGAACTATAGAAATTACAGGAGTTTAATTATATGTTACTTGAATCTTTATTAGGTCTTGGAGGCAAGCTAATTGATAAGCTCATACCAGACCCTACTGCTAAAGCACAAGCACAATTAGAACTTGCCAAGATGGCACAGGATGGTGAGCTTGCTCGCATGGCTAACGAGACAGACATTTATAAAACAGAACAGAACAATGTAACAGAGCGTTGGAAAGCCGATGCTGCTACCGATAGCTGGCTTGCTATTAATATCAGACCACTATCATTAGTAGCAATATTTGTTGGCTATTTCTTATTTGCTTTAATGAGTGCTTTTGGTTATAATGCTAATGAAGGATATGTTAACTTACTTGGACAATGGGGCATGCTAATAATGAGCGCTTATTTTGGTGGAAAAACGCTAGAAAATATTATTCAAATGAAGACTAAAAATGAATCTAAGTAAAAACTTCACAGTCACTGAACTAACAAAGAGCGCTGATGCTCTTCGTAAAGGCTTGGACAATTCACCAGATCAAGCTATTGTTGATAATTTAAAGTTGCTCGCAGAGAACATACTACAGCCTATTCGTGACCACTTCAACAAAGCAGTGACAATCAATAGTGGCTATCGTAGCCCTGCTGTTAATGCTAGTGTTGGTGGCTCAGCTACTAGCGATCATTGCAAAGGCATGGCTGCTGATATTGAAATTGTTGGTGTTGATAATAAAGTTCTTGCTCAGCACATTGTAGATACTTATAAGTTTACACAAGTAATACTTGAGTTTTATACAAAGGGAATTCCTGATAGCGGTTGGGTTCATGTGTCTTATAATAAAGACTCTTTAAAGAATCAGGCATTGACAGCAACTAAGAAAGATAATAAAACTGTATATGTTTCAGGATTAATAGCATGAGTGTTATACCGTCCTCTGTTGATGTTATTGGAAGAAAATATACAATAGAGTATGATGACTCTTTGAAAGGTTTTCTTGGATCATGCGATTCAAACACTTTAAAGATTTTAGTATTTCCGGGACAAGTTAAGTCAATGGAACTTGATACTGTGTTACATGAAGTGGTTCATGCTATTGAACTTGCAATGCAATTAAACATGTCTGAACGGCAAGTCTATTGCACCACTGTTGGTTTGTTATCGGTGCTTAAAGGTAACCCACAATTTTTAGAATATTTGAATAAGGCAATTAATAATGAGTGAAAATTTTACAGCCAAACAACGAGAAGTAATAGCTCGTAAAATAGGATACGATGGCCCTATGCAAATGTTTGATAAATATCTAGCATCATCTCCTTCTGACGCTGCTCGTTTTGCTGGTATTACTACTAAGCAAATGGCTAAGGGTGGTGTTGTTAAGAAATTTGTTGGGAGAAATGTATGAGTGTAAGAGTGCGTGATAAAAGCAACATGTTTAAGTATTATACTTTTGATACTTTAGAACAACTTACTGCTGCGGGTTATACAACGGCAGATATTACAAGTGGATCTTTTGTTACTACTGGTGGCACTACAGGTGGCACTACTGGTGGCACTACAGGTGGCACTACTGGTGGCACTACAGGTGGCACTACTGGTGGCACTACTGGTGGCACTACTGGTGGCACTACAGGTGGCACTACAGGTGGCACTACAGGTGGCACTACAGGTGGCACTACAGGTGGCACTACAGGTGGCACTACTGGTGGCACTACAGGTGGCACTACTGGTGGCACTACTGGTGGCACTACGGTGGCACTACTGGCGGCACTACTGGTGGCGGTAGCACTGCAGACACTACAGTTGGCGCACCAAACGTTCCAACAGCATCTTCATTTACAGCAGCACAAACTGGCACTACAGGTCTTGGTGCATCTAAAACCACTGCTGCTGCTTCAACAGAAGACGCCGCCGCCACTACACCTACTGCATCTACTGCTGTTACTCAACCTACTAAAGTTGACTCAGCAGACATTACAGCAGAAGCAGGTGAAACAAAAGTTACAACAGCATTAGGAACAAGAACGGCTGAAACAGGTACTGTTGGTACCAAATCTGAAGTAACTGGTCAGAGAGGTAGTCTATCCACTGGCGCTGTTGCAGGAGATACAAAGGCAGCAACCGCTGCTACAGTTGCTGATGTTCCAGACTTGGCTCTTACAGGCGCTCAAAAAGCTGGAGCAGCAACGCTTGCTGATGTTGGTGGAGTTGCAGAAGCTAAAGCTGCTTTAACCGATAAAGCCTTTATTGCAGAAGCAGCAAGTCTTGGTACAACACCACAGGCTCTTGCTGCACAGCGATACAGTCTAACTCCAGCACAATCTGCTGAAGTTGAAAAGACAACAGTTGAAGAAGCTGCTAAAGCTGACACCGCAGTATCGGCTATTGCAGCAAAAGGCGCTGCTGCCAAAGGCGTTGAGGGGGCAACACTTGAGGGCCAAACCCCTGAAGCAATTGCTGCTGCCAAATATGATTTAGGTAATGCTAGTGCTGCTGAAATTGAAAAGACAACGGTTGAAGAAGCTGCTAATGCTGGCCCTGCTGAGCAAGCAAAAGCCGCAAATGCTGCTGCTGCCAGCGCGGTTAAAGCTGCCACGCTTGCTGGTCAAACGCCAGAGGCTGTTGCTGCTTCTCAATACACCCTAGACGCTACAAGGGCTGCCACTGCCACTGCCACTGCTGTACAACAAGCAGCTACTGCTGGTGTAATTCCTCAAGCCATTGTTGCCGATACTGCTGCTAAGTCTACAGCCATTGAGGCAACCCGCACTGTAACACAACAAGAATTGCTTGATGTGTCTAAACAGAATTTGGAGCTTAATGAGCCTGTGCAAGCTGTGGCTGCAACAATGGCTGCGTTGGATAAAGATGCTGTTGCCAAAGCACAGCAAGGAAGCTTTAGTCAATCTTTGGCAACAGCACAAACAGGATCGGTAGAAGCAGCATCCACTGTTGCTGGTCAAATGTCTAGTCTAATGGCTAAATTTAATAATGGCACTCCAGCTTGGGCTGCTGGTGCTATACGTAGTGCCAATGCTGCTATGGCTGCTCGTGGTCTTGGTGCAAGCTCTATGGCTGGTGCTGCCATTGTTCAGGCCGCTATGGAAAGCGCAATGCCTATTGCTGTTGCTGATGCTCAGACGTTCTCTCAAATGGCAATGACCAACTTGAGTAACAGGCAACAGGTGTCATTGGTTAACGCTGCTGCTCTGCAGAACATGGACTTGGCTAACTTGAACAACCTTCAACAAGTAGCTTTGCAAAATAGCACTAACGCTTTTGCTTTGCAGGGACAGAATTTAAGTAATCAACAAGCTGTTGTTCTTGCTAATGCTCAGCTTAAAGCTGCTACCGCTGAAAAGAATCTTGATGTTAAGACACAAGTTGCTCTTACTAATGCTGCTCGTTATGCTGAAGTTAATAATATTAACTTAAACAACACACAGCAAGCTTCATTGCAACGTTCTGCTGAAAACATTCAAATTGATTTAACAAAACTAAGTACAACGCAACAAACTGCATTGTCTAACTTACAAGTTAGGGCTGCTCTTGTTGGTCAAGAGCTTACTAATGAACAGCAGACAGCAATGCTTACTAGCACTCAATCGTTTGAAGCAATGAGGCTTACGACAACCAGTAAGCAGCAAGCGTTCATGCAAGATGCTCAAGCCAACGCTGCCCTCAAAGGACAAGTGTTGTCTAATCAACAGCAAACGCAGTTGTTTAATGTTTCGGCAATATTAGAAGAGCGTAAGATTAATCTTTCTAACGAACAGCAAGCAATGCTGACAAACAGCGCCAATAAGATGCAAGTTGATATGGCTAACTTGTCTAACGCTCAACAAACAGCATTGGCTAATTTGCAAGTTAGAGCAGCGTTGCAAGGACAAGAACTTAGCAATGAACAGCAATCTGCAATGTTGCAAAGCACACAGAACTTTGAAGCAGCCAACTTTAATGCTACAAGTAAACAGGCATCGTTCATTTCAACGTTTAACGCCAACGCTGCCCTCAAAGGACAGGTGTTGTCTAATCAACAACAAACATCATTATTTAATGTGTCGGCAGTATTGGAAGAGCGTAAGCTTGAATTGAATAATGATCAACAAGCAATCTTGACTAACAGCGCTAATAAGATGCAAGTTGATATGGCGAATCTGTCCAACGGTCAACAAACTGCTTTGGCTAATTTGCAAGTGGCAGCAACATTGCAAGGACAAGAACTTACCAACAAGCAACAAATGGCTGTGTTACAAAGTACACAGAATTTTGAAGCATCTGGTATTAATGCTTCAGCTAAACAACAATCTTTCATTGCCTCTTACAACGCTGATGCTGCCCTTAAAGGACAAGTGTTGTCTAATCAACAACAGACAGCATTGTTTAATGTGTCTTCTCAGTTGCAAGAACGTGGCATTGTATTTACTGCTGAGCAGCAGACAAACCTGTACAACACTACCAACGCAATGCAGCTTGAAACAACCAATCTGTCTAACAAGCAGCAGGTTATTTTAGCCAATGCTCAAATTGATGCGACACTGACTGGTCAAGAACTAAGTAATAAACAACAAGTTAATGTTGTTAATGCTGCTCGTGTGTCTGAGATTGCCAATGTAAACTTTACAGCAGCGCAACAGAAAGCTTTGTCTAATGCGTCATTCATTCAGCAGATTAACTTGGCTGATATGAATAATGAGCAAGCTACTACATTGGCTAATGCTGCAACGTATGCGTCAATGGATATGGCAAATCTTAATAACCTTCAACAAGCTGCTGTATTAAATGCAAAAGCTTTCCTTGAAATGGATATGAAGAATTTAGATAATAAACAACAAATGGCTGTGCTAAAAACACAAACCATTTCACAAACCATTCTTAGTGATACGGCTGCAGCGAATGCTGCTAAGGCAACCAATGCTGCTAATCAGTTGGAGGCTGATAAGATTACTGAAACATTAATATTGACAGCTAAACAGTTTAATGCTTCTGAAACTAATAAAATTAATTTAGCTACTGCTAACTCAGCAAATGAAATAGCTAAGTTTAATTCTGCACAACAAAATGCTCGTGATGAATTTAACTCAACATTAAGTTCTCAAATTGATGTAGCTAATGCTAAAATACTGGCAGATGTTTCCGTTGCTAATACTGCTGCTACTAACTCAGCTAACGCTGTAAGTGCAAAGAATGCTACAGACTTGTCTGCTGCTGTTTACGCACAACAGTCTACGACATATAGAGATTTACTTGAGATGTCGTATAAGACTGGTGAGAATGTTCAGGACAGGCTTACACAGATTGCTGTGCAAAGTATATCGTCTAACGCTACAATAACATCTGCTGGTAAATCTGCTGACTCTGCTAGTTCTTCTGCGCTCGGTTCGCTTCTAGGTAAAATTGTAACAAGTGAGGCTGCTTTAGATTGGATTGGTGGTCTTTTTGACTAAAGATAAAAACATATGCAACATATTAAAAGTTATTTTAACAAAATTGAAAACATTTTGTCTACTCGTAAATCTTCTTCGTCTAAGAAGACTAAACCAACTAAAGGTTTTGTTTCACCAGAGAAGAAGAAAGAACAATCTATTAGCACTAAAGATCCAGTAGAACTAATTGCCGACTATATTGAAGGCATTAGAGAATCTCGTGATGAACTAATGAAAGCAAAGAAATAATATTATGGCAACAAAGCAACTACCCGTTAGTCAAGCATTAATGTCAGTACCTGCTGGCATTTCGTGGACAGCCCCTGATAAAAGTAGGAATTGGCAAAAACCTCCTAAGCTAGTAAAAGTAAACGATGTTGTTAAATATTATATGGCAGCAATTTCTTCTGAAGAAATGGCTAGTGATGTGCTGGATGTATTAGAAACAAACATACCTTTATCAGTTATTGCTGAGAGCATGATGCTTTCCAATGTTAGTGAAGGTCTTCATACTATTGATACTGGTATTTTAGTAATGCCTGTAATGATGGAGATGTTAAAGGCTATTGCAATGCTTAATGACATTGATACAAAAGACTATGCATCGGATTATGATAAAGACGAAAAAGTATCTAATCGAGTAATCAAACAAGCTATCGCACAAGTGTTCAAAACAATTGAAACTTCATCTGAAGAAACATCCCCCACTAAAGAAGCTGAACCAGTTGGTGGGTTAATGTCACGTAAGACTAAAGGAACTATTTAATTATGGGATTTGATCTATTGGCATTTGCTGGCGGCGCTGCCACCGCTATTGAAGAAAAAATAGATGCTTCTGAAAAAGAAGCTAAGACGTTTGCTATGGCTTCTACAAAAAACATGTACGAAAAGTATTTGAAAAAAGTTGAAGAAGATAAGAAGCTTAGCAGTGAAGCAGCTAATGATATGGAATTAATTAAATCTAATTATTCTATTATGTCTGATGGTAAAACATTTACACCAGAACAGCTTGAACAAATTACTCGTAGTCCTGCCAATCGTAAGTTTCTTGTAGACGCGATTGCTGGTGGTAAAATTAATTTTAATAATCTTGATCCTGAACAAATGGTTAAGATTGTTACTAATAATAGCTCACCAGATGTTGCTCGTAACAGACTTGATCAAGCTTTAAAACTTGATACTACTTTGAAAACTAAGCTTGCAGAAATTTCCACCAACAAGCAGATGGGTTTCTTTGATAGTATTGGAAACAAAGCTGGTAAGTCTGCAGCACAAAAAACAGCGTTGGCTCTTGGTGTTACTGTTGAAGAGATGCAAGCAAAACTTGCAGAGACTCGCCCAGAGGCTACGGCTAAGTTTGATTTTAGTGGAATGAAAGCTCGTGAAAATTCTAAAGACTTAATGGATGATGCAAGAGTTAGAGCCTTTAAAGCTTATAAAGCTGGTGATGTACAAGGTGAAAAAGATGCTCTCATAGACTTTGCAGTATTCCAAGCATACGAAGATAAGCCCAAAACAGAAAAAGAAAAGCTGGAAGAAGAAAAAGCTCGACTAACTACTCTTGCTGCCAAAGGTGGTAAAGAAGGTAGCGCTGCTCAAAAACAATTAGACGCATATACAGACGTTGAGGCTAGAGAGA